GACGATGAACTAAGATTCAATATGAATACACATACCGATTATCTTTTTTTGGAGAAAGAAGATGTTGTCAAACAATTATATTGGTTCTTAGAAGAAAATGGTTTAGGTCATGGTCTTATTAATAATAGTGGTGGTTATGTTGAACATGTTAATGGTAAACATAGACCCATGATAAACAACGGGACTAAACCAATAACGATTAATGTTGCGGGTAAAAACTTTGGTACATTTGACAAGTTGTTCTTACAACAACTTCCTTGGTGGCAAAAATTAATCAGAACAAGACAACGAGTATTAGATCCTGCGATATTATGTGTTGATTGGATCAATGATGATTCATTACCTTCACTAACAAAATGTAAAGAAAGAAAGGGAATCGAAGGAATTGTTACACATAATGCTTTAGAAGATGCTTGGGACGTGGTTCAAGTTTTAAGAAAATTTTATTAATGAAAAGATTTTTTGCCTTTATATTTTATACAATTGGGGTTTATATACTTGGAGTGTATAGTACCAGACAATACATTTACAATGAAACTATGGGTTGGTGGGACTGGTTTTTATTATCATATTTTACTTCATATTTTATGGTTTATCTTTTAGTTAACAGAAATAAAAACAATTAATTATGTTTGATATTCAAAAACATGAAGAAATTAGGCAGACACAACAATGGGGATCATTCGGTAAAAATGGTGATGAACCATTAAAATATAGATTAATAAAAGATCTGTCAGATGATCACCTAAATAACATTATTAGTTTCATCGAGGAATTTTCCGTAAGATGTAATGAGACGTATGGTGAAACATATCCAATGATGTGTAATGAAAAAGAATATCGAAAAATAAAAAACATATCAGTTCCTGATTATATTGATTTGAAAAATTTTAAATTCGGTAGATGATGTCGGTAGATAATAGTGCAAAAATCGGAACAATGTTATCTTTTGATAAGGATGATTTTTATTTTTTACAGATCCTTAAAAGAAGAAAGGACAATCCTGAAATGGATAGAGATATGGTAGTTATTAAAAACTACTATGTCGAATCAATTGACCACTATATAAAAATTATTCCGAGGATAATGTCTTTATGTGATTATGAAAATGCTAGAGCGTATTTTCGTTTAAACAAAAGAAACTATAAAAAGAATGGTCTTCAAATGATTAAGAGAGTTGCCGATCACATTTCAAGTGGAAACAATTCAGCAATTAAAAATGCGTTTGACTCGGTCTGTGGTGAGTTCCATTCAGATAAAGATAAAAAATGGATAGTTGATGTAGATTTCAAAGACTTTGAAAACAGAATGGATGTTTTAGTTCGTATACATAATTACGTTGAAAATTTACAAACAGAAACAGGTAAAGAACCCATGTTGGAAGTTCTACCAACAAAAAATGGTTATCATATGATTACAAGACCATTTAATCTGTCTAAATTTAAACTTTTGATAAACGATTTAGATGTTAGACTTGATGTTCATAAAGATAATCCAACAATATTGTATTGTCCCTAAAAATTAAAAATGGCAAAAGAAATTGAAAGAAAGTTTTTAATTGAAACTTCGATATCACCAGATCTCGGACCAAAAAAACTTATAAAACAAGGTTATATTTTTCACGACAAAGGAAAACAAGTTAGAGTACGAGTAATAGACCATCAAAGTTTCTTGTGTATAAAATATACAAAAGATAAAATTCGTGATGAATACGAATATGAGATACCACTATTGGATGGTTTGGAAATGTTGGGTAAATGTAAGCACAGACTTGAAAAAATAAGGACAACATTGTCCCCACACGGTGGTGAATATGTTGTTGATATCGATACATATCCGAATGGTTTAGTAGTTGCCGAAGTTGAATTTAAAACACAAGAAGATTGTGACAAATTCAAACCGATAGACTGGTTTGGTAGAGAAATAACAGGAGAAAAAGAATTTTCAAATATAACATTATCAAAACAAAAATTAAAATTTTAAATTATGATTGGATCAACAATTTTTTTAGTACTTTTGCTTTCATTAGTAACAAAAATGGTTATTGATGTTCAAAAATTCAAAAAGAGAAGAACACAAGAAGAAAATGAATTACTAAACGAAATCGAAGAAGAAACAATATAAAACTATACTATGTCAAGAATTAAAAATTTAAGAAACGAATTTGAAAACTGTATTAATCTTGTTGATCTTTTTTCATTAATTTGTCCCGAAGATAAATCAAAATATATTGAGTTGGGTCTGAGATTAATGAAAAGAACGAAAAGAATTGATGAATATGGTGAAGAAGTAAAAAAAATATTGGAGACAAAATTTGGAATTGATTGTGAAAAATTAAATAAATTTACCTCAATACAAATTTTATTATTTTACAAAATATTTGATGATTATTTTAGTGTTGGGGATGTGGTTAGATTTAAAAAATTCTGTGAATTAAATGAGAGAGGTTTGGTTGAAAAAAATGATTTATCATCATATGATAACTTTCAAGAAATAATAGATCAATTGACAATTGCTGAAATGAAGTCAGTTGAAAAAGAAATGGAAAAACAAATATTGAAATTACATGATGATGGTGAATGGATAGTTGTTAGACCATTAACATATGAGGCATCAAAAAGATACGGATCAAATACAAAATGGTGTACAACCATGGAGGATAAATCGTACTTTAGAAAATATGCAGGAAGAGGTATTCTTATATATGTCATAAATAAAAAAACAGGTCTAAAGGTAGCGTCTTTCAGATCGATCAAAGATATTGAATTTAGTTTTTGGAATCAAATTGATGAAAGAATAGATTCTATGCAAAGTTGTTTACCTAAAAATATTTTAGATATAATTTTAAATGAAACCGAAAACAATTTTGTGTCAAACTTATCATTAATTGGTGAAAAATATGAAGAAGAAAATTTTCGATCCTATCCTATGATAGATGAACCCATTGCTTTGGCACCAATCAGAGAATTGGATTCAGAGGATGAAATAGAGGAAGATTTACCTGACGAAATTAATTGGGATGAACCGATGGTCGAACCAAATATACTTGCTAGTGAATATGATAATAGTAGAGTTAGAAGAATCGTCAGTGAATTAATTAATGAAAATGTGGATCGAGTATACGTACAACAAGAAATACCTTTTCCCGAAACAAATAACAGAGCATAATGAAAACATTAATAGTACATCCAAAAGACGATACAACATCATTTTTAGATATTGTATACACACCAATACCGAATAAAACAGTTATAACTGGTGGTATTAGTAAAGAAGATTTAAGAGAATTAATTGAACAACATGATAGGGTCATGATGATGGGTCATGGATCACCAGGTGGTTTGTTCTCCGTAGGTCAATTTAAAGACACACATGGATTTATAATTGATCACACAATGGTTCCATTGTTAGAGAAAAAAGACAATAGTGTTTTCATTTGGTGTAATGCCGATATGTTTGTTGATAGGTATGATCTAAAAGGGTTTTATTCTGGAATGTTTATATCTGAAGTTGGAGAAGCAAATTATTGTGGTCTACCTGGAATGGGACAAGATGTTGTTGATGAATCTAATTACGGATTTTGTCATATATTAGCGGAATGTATAAATGAAAGTAATGAAACCATATACGAAAAAGTAAAAAACGAATACGGTTTAATTGCTGAAAATAATCCTGTTGCTTATTACAATAATAACAGACTATATCTTAATTCTTAATCCCCAAATATAATAAAATGTATCAAAAAAAACCGAAAAACAATCTCACAGATGAACAAATGATTTCTTTAATCAATAAAGTATCGGATTACTTTCAGATTGAACCAAATGAAGTTGTTAGTAAATCAAGAAAAGATGAACTCGTCAAAGTTAGAATGTTTATATGTGTTCTTTTAAAGAACAAACATAAAATGACATTGAAAAAGATTGGCGAACAATTATCGGGAAGAGATCATTCATCAATTTTATATATGTTATCGCAATATAAAAATCTATCTCATTCTAAATTACATTTTCTTAAAGAAGAAACAAATAAAACATACCAAGAGTTAGAAAAAATAACAAATGAATTATAAAATAATACTTGGTGTATTTTACGGGATACTCGGGCAAGTTGCAACATTTTTACAGTTACAATGTTCCTACAAATATGATTGGAATAAAAAGTATTTTTGGTTAGTCCTGTTGTCAAGTATCCCGATAGGTTGGTTTTTTATAAAATCAACCAATTATCTCATTGATGGTTATGATGGACAAATATGGCCATCTAGACTTATTGGTTTTGGTATTGGTGTGATAGTTTTCACATGGTTAAGTGTTTTAATATTTAACGAACCTCTAACATTAAAAAGTTATATATGTTTATTCTTGGGTCTGTTAATAATTTTAACTCAAATATTTTTATAAAATGAAAAAGAATTTATTTACTTACATTGTTATTATTTGGTTTATCGCAGTTTTAATATTCGCAATATTATTTGTTGGATGTGTTGATCCACCAAAAATTGAAGAGGGTGACCGTGTGGAGAATTGTATTATAGATACGTTTTATAGATTACCACAAGTATCTGTAATGGACATCGAACCAAAATATGTGTATATCACAGATTGTGATTTCAAGTTTACAACAACAAGAAGAGATATTTATAAAATTGGTGACACAATAAAACTTGTTTATAAAAAAGCAAAAATATGACAATACAAGAGGTGTTTTCCTATTTACCCGAAGACATATTTAAACCTAATTTAGATAACATTCAAACTTATCAGGAATTAAGTAAAGATAGTTTAGATATTACGGGTGATAATGAAATTGGATACTATAAAGAAATAAACGAAAATTACCATATTTTAAGTAATGATAGGGTTGATAATATGATTTACATTGTTGATCAACCTGAGATATATGCCATATCAATAACTCATTATCATAGAAGAGGTCAAATGTATGCGGTAAAAATATATAAATAATATGGTCGGTTTGTTAATTAAAAAAGATCAAAATTGGTTTGTAAAATACGAATCAATTAAAGACAAAACAAAAAATGAAATACAACTTCATCCAGAAGATGAACTTTATTGTTTAGAATCAGATATAGGTTCCAATGTTATTTTCGACATCATTAAAATTTATTTAAGTGATCAAACTTTATACAGGGCGAAAATATTACAAAGAATTGGTATGTTAGAATTACTTGAGAGAGATATGTCTATTTTTATGGATTCTTTGGAAAATCCGGAAGACCCAAATTCAAATCTTAGAGAATCATATGAAAATATGATATCAAATGAAAAATGGGATGAAATTTATGAGGAATATTCTAATGAAAATTACCCACCATTCGGTGGCCCATTTACAGACGCAATTCCATTGATTGAATGGTTAAGAAGAAACTTTAATCCACCGAAAAGAAAAAATTAAAATTTATTAAATTCAATTCTTAATTTTTGAACTTCAGATCTAAAGTTTTTTGTTAAGTCATCTAATTTAAAAATTAGTTCGTTGTTGGTCGGATCATTTTGTAACTGAGATTCGATTTCTCTTTTATCTTTTTCGTAATTTCTTTTTAAATTCATTAATTCGGTGTCGAAGTTTTTTGGTTTAACCTCAACAAGATAATTTTTTATCTCACCAATCCAAGGATATTTTTTAACCATATCCTCTAAATTATAATATTCTTCTTCCTGTCTATTTGTGGCGTCGGTTACTGTGTATTTGTTTTTATAAACAATAATAACCATTACATGTCTCGGATCACCAAAATTACTTTGATCATCCATTTCTTTTGGTAAATTATCGTTGAAAATGAAATATATCGTACCTCCTTTATGTACCCTATATTCATGATATTGATTCTTTAAACCTCTTGATGATATACAAAATCTATAACCCGCACCATATTTTACACATGATTCTAATGTATTTGACTTATATAATCTAATACCATTATTATTGTAGATTAAATTTGGGTCATCTGATGTTAAATCAATTTTACCTGTTTTTATTTTTCTTTTTTGGTTACTATCGACCACTTTTTCCAATTCATTCCAAGAATACCTTGTTATGTCCTTTTCTCCAATATTTGGGGAATCCTTAAGTTCTTTAAATCTTTTTATATAAAATCTAGCAATTTCACTTGATAAATCGGGTTTTTCCTCTGTAAATTTATTTACAAGACCCCCAATTAATTTTTCACTATATTCTAATAATAATATATCGTATACCGTTTTTAATAGTTTCATATCTAAATAAATATTTTTTTTTATTGAAAATATTTATTAACTTCGGATTAAAATTATTTTTATGTTAAAAAGTCTTGTCATTTTTTTCATTTTATGTGTAATTTCATTCATTTTTTTATTTGGTTTGATTGTTGGTGAGGTATATGTTGCTAACAATGAAGACACGAAATTTGGTAGGTGGTGGAGAAAGTATATTTGTGCACCCGATCCTTACGAAAATGAATAATTAAGATATATATATAGTATATACCTTTAATATGAAAACACATTTAATTACATTTTTATTACTATTAATATCAAATTTTTCTTTCTCCCAAAACGGAGGTCAGTTTTTTGAAAATAATGTAATTAGAATAAACTATTTAGGATATTCTAATGAACAACACACTTTTATAGTGTGTAACAAACAAGATTGTGAAGCAAGAATTAGAACAAAAGCTGATCAAGATTCTGCTATTGATATAATAGTTAGAGCATTAGAATGTGAAACAGTATATGTTGCACGACCAACTAATATAAACATATTATTTAGAGCTAAAGCCGAAACAGCTTGTATAACTAGACCAGATATGGGTTGGTTAGAAATTAACACGAGTTTAGTTGTCCTATCTCTTAATGAAACTAATGTGATAAAACCAATTAGATCATCAAGTACATACAAAGTATCGTTTGTCGGTGGTATACTAAAAAGTGATTTTGGTAATTTATCTGATAATCAAATAACAATCATTTATGATGGTGTCGGTAGAATATTGTTTAAACACAGATGTTGGGTTAAAAAACAATATGAAATTAATTTAAATGATTTCTTAGTAAGGGGAATGAATTTTATTTCTGTATATATAGAAAATAAAACATACGATTATCATTTATTTAAGATTATTAAATAAAATAACCTTATCTTTGTTGAAATAAATAAGAAATTATGGCAAATCATTATGAAGTTACTTACTATTTAGTTTATGCGAACAATAGTAAATTATCACAAGGAACAACATTAATTATGGAATCTGATTCAAGTTCCGAAGCGGAAAGAAAAATCAGGGCAACAGGTAATATTGGATCCAACGTGAAAGAGATCCAAATTATAAAAATTAGTAAAAAATGAAAAAAATATTATTAACCCTTCTCATAACCACATTATTAATTTCTTGTGGTAGGAATCTTACACCATATCAAGCATCACAGAAAGGTGGAATGAAATGTGGTAAGAATCGTTTAAGATAAAATAATTTACATGGTATTTCCGGTAAAACCAAAATACACCATCGGTCCCGATATTGTTAAGTACGATGGTGAAGTTTTTAGTCCCGTTATTAGTGAAAGTTATATTAGAGAAAAAGAAAAAGAATTATTTAGACTTGAAAAGTATCTATGTAAACAAGAAGACGAAAGTGTTGTTCGTATTCTTGGTGACTATTGTGGTGTTAACTCATTTAATATAAAAGATATTGGACTTAGGTTAGAGGAAGATGTTGCGGTTATGAAGGATGGTAAATTATCTGCAATATGTTTTTGTTTTCCAAGTGGGTTCTCACCTGATGAAATTGTCGGTAAATCCTTTTATCAAATTCATGAACCAGTACCCGAATCTGAAAGATTAAGAAAGTCTAGTGATAATATAACGACAGCAATGTCAAGGGAGGGATCAAAATATAGGAGATATGTTTGGACACTTTCATCCTTATCTTCATTAAGTCAACACCCAAGATACGAAAGACCCATACCGGAAAGTATTGATGATATATACTTTAGAACAGAAGTTCAAACCACAGTTGGTATGGGTAATAACATTAGTTTATTTTTTGTTAGAGTTGAAATGACACCATTGAATCAGATATGGGTGGAACATAAAGAAATAATAAGAGAAAGTATTAATTCAATGTCCGATTCGATTTTAGAATACAAGGGTCTTAAAAAAATAAAGGAAATTATATCAAATGTTGATTAAAATTTGTTTAATTAGAAATTTTTCATTATTTTAAAACAAAACATTTAATATGAATATTTCAAAATCTTATCGTTGGTTAGTACAGGAACCTGCACCAAGACATTTATTAAAGGCAGTTGAATTGTATGGTGTAACAGAAATTGTTGGTCCTAAACACAATCCGGTCATCATGGGATGGGCAAAAGAAGTTGGATTAGATAACGTCTATAAATCAGATGAAATTCCATGGTGTGGATTATATGTTGCAATTGTTATCCACAGGGCCGCTAGACCTGTTGTCGAAGGTCCACTATGGGCTTTAAATTGGAATAAGTTTGGTGTTAGAGTACAAACACCTATGTTAGGGGACATCTTAACATTCACAAGAAAAAGTGGTGGTCATGTTGGTTTCTACGTTGGAGAAGATGAAACTGCATATCATGTTCTTGGTGGTAATCAAGGAAACAAAGTTTGTGTTTCAAGAATTGCAAAATCTAGATTATCACAAGCAAGAAGACCAGAATACAAACTACAACCAACAAATATTCGTAGAATAATGTTAGCAAGTAATGGTATAATTTCAACTAATGAAGCATAAAAATAAAATAAATGAAGAAAGCACTAATAACCGGAATAAATGGGCAAGACGGATCTTATTTATCGGAATTTTTAATTCAAAAAAAATATAAAGTTTATGGGATATTAAAAAGAAATTCTGTTGCTGAAAATCAAACGTATAGATTAGATAACATTTACGATAAGATTACGTTATTCTATGCGGACATGACCGATTTATCATCTTTGATTTATGTGATTCAAAAAATACAACCAGATGAAATATATAATTTGGCGGCACAATCACATGTCAGAATATCTTTTGATCAACCAATATATACATCACAAGTCACGGGTTTAGGAACGTTAAATCTACTTGAAGCGGTTAGGTTAATTAAACCTGACACAAAAATATACCAAGCCTCTTCTTCGGAGATGTTCGGCAATAGTATTGATTCCGATGGTTTTCAAAGAGAAACAACACCAATGAATCCCGTTTCACCATATGGATGTGCAAAAGTTTTTTCTTATAATATTTCAAGGAATTATAGGAACTCATATAACATGTTCATATCAAATGGGATTTTATTTAATCACGAATCACCAAGAAGGGGAACCAATTTTGTAACAAACAAAGTTTGTAAAGAAGCGGTTAAAATAAAACTTGGATTATCTAATAAATTAAAATTAGGTAATTTAGAGGCAACAAGAGATTGGGGCCACGCTAAAGATTATGTTAAAGCAATGTGGATGATTTTACAATTAGATAAATCAGATGATTTTGTTTGCTCAACAGGTATATCACATTCAGTTAGGGATCTATGTGAATATGTATTTTCAAAATTAGGTTTAGATTGGAAGAAATATGTGGAACAAGATCAGAAATATTTTAGACCAGAAGAATTAGAGGACCTTAAAGGAGATTCAACAAAACTTAGAGATATAACTAAATGGGATAATGAATACACTTTTGAAACAATGCTCGACGAGATGATAGACTATTGGTTAAATTATTATAAATGAAAAAATTAATAACAGGAAATGGTTTGATTGCCAGTGAATTCAAAGAAGGAACAAAAATAAGTAGAAAAGAATTCGATCTTACCGATTCTAACCAAGTGAAATTAATGTACGAAAAACATACACCAGATTATGTTATTCATACTGCGGCTAAAGTCGGAGGAGTTCTTTCTAATATGAGACATAAAGGCGATTTTTTCTATCAAAATATAATAATGAATACAAATGTTATTCATTACGCAAAAGAATTTAACGTTAAAAAGTTAATTGCTTTTTTGTCAACTTGTGTTTTCCCCGATGATATTGAATATCCATTGATTGAGGAAAAAATACATTTTGGTCCACCACATCATTCAAATGACGCATATGCGTATTCAAAAAGAATGTCAGATATTCAAATAAAGTCATATAATCAACAATATGGTACAAAATATTTTTGTGTAATCCCAACAAATGTTTATGGACCAAAAGACAATTATAATTTAGAAAATGGTCATGTTTTACCTGCAATAATTCATAAATGTTATTTATCTATAAAATACGATACAATTTTAGAATTATGGGGAGACGGTAAATCTTTAAGAGAGTTCATATTTTCTAGAGATGTATCCAATATATGTGATAGGTTATTAAACGAATATAATAAAACAGAACCGATAATATTATCTAACTCTGAAGAAATATCAATAAAAGAAGTTGCAAATTTGGTGACAAAGATAATGGGATATAAAAAAGAAATAAGATGGGATAAAACAAAACCTAGCGGTCAGTTTAGAAAACCATCTGATAACACAAAACTAAAAAAAATATTAAAAGATTTTAAGTTCACTAATATAGAAGATGGATTGAACGAAACAATAGATTTTTTTGTTAAAAATTATGAAAATATAAAAAAATAAAAGAAAAATCAGAAGGCAAAAAATAAACCATGGCAACATTAACTGTAACCAACGAACAATTACAACTCATACAAAAAGCGCTTGATTTTTATTCAAGAGTTGGTATCGGACAAATGTGGGCAATCAAAGAACATCCCACATACGAAAGAATATTGGCCGACAAACTCAGACCAAAAAAGAAATTAGAAGTCGGTGATAGAACAGAAAGAGGTGATGTTGTTGAAATTGGTGATGGGTATATTAAAACAAAGGGAAGTTGGGGAAATGGAGAAGAGATTAGAGAATGGACTGATGTTGAGAATATTAAATTATCTATTGATTATGGTTTATATCACGATATAAGAGACAAGGCAGAAAGAATTCTTAATCAAGGAAGAAATGTGCTTCTCCAAGAAGAAATCCCCAATAACGGAAGTTACGGCATATATAGTCCAGATGTAGATGAAAGTTGTAGGGTCGCCTATGATATTCATCAGGTAATAAGACATGAATTTTGGAAATCGGATCCCGACAGAAGTTCAATTACTGTTGATTCGTCTGTACATTTAAGAAGTAAAGATTGTAATAAAATAAAAGTTAAATTAGATAAATGATTTTATATTAAATTCATATACTATGATATTTGAACTTACCGATAAACAAATTAAAAAGTATAATAAGTGGAAAAAGAATTTACCTAAAGTAGATGAGGGTAAGTTCGGTGCGGCGGGTGGTGGTTATTGGTTTAAGTTTATTCCAACTGGAATAGGAGATATTGTATTGGCAGGTAGAGATGATGTACCTGAATTAGATATTAATTTAACAGACTACGAAAGTTGGTGATTTTTTTTATAAAAATATGTAAAGTAAAACTTTTAAAAAGTGTAAAATGAAAATACAAGATCTACTAGATAAGATGAATAAGTTGCAGGATGAACTTCATGAAGTTAGAGGACAGATTAGAGAATATTCTGACGGATTTGTATATTTGACTAAACTTAGGTGCTATGGTTCTATAAATTGGGATATACACTACAATTGTTTTTCCGTTCAGGAACTTTGTGACGAATATTATGGGGATAATGGAATTGTTGATGTTTATACAAACAACCCAAATCATTCAATAACAAGTTATGGTGAAGTTGTTGTAATGACTACGGAAGAACTTAAAAATTTGAAAAAAGAAAATGTTTCTATGTCTGAAGCAATTGTAAATAGAATGATTGATAGTGTCATTCCAAGAAAAGTTGAAGTATTTGATAAGACAATATGTAGTGTGTGTGGATCCAAACTTAAAAGAGAAGGTAGTTCACTCCATGCATGGGATAGGGAATATGAGTGTGGTCATCATATGTATGGTTCGATAGATTCAGACGAAACTCTTGTAAATAAAGAATGTCCACAGTTAAATAATATTAAAGAGAAATATAATTTAAATAATGTTATAAATGGAAACAACAAATGAAATAAAATCAGAAGATAAAGTTTGTTATAACTGTAAGTATATTGCTTGGTTGGTTGGTGTAGGGCAAGGTTTAAAATGTTGTAATCCAAAAAAAGAAATTAAACTGGAATCAATACCAAGTAAAAATCACACTTGTGATTTATTTGAATCCAAAACTAATTTTAATAAATGAAGATTCTATTCTTGGATCACGATGGTGTAATTTGTCTATCAAATAATTTTGGTTCTCGTTATAAGAAACAAAAGAAGTGGGGTAGAATGAAAATGTCTATGACATTAAGAGAAGTTCCGATTGAATTTAGATTTGATAATTTTGATAAGAAGGCAGTTAAAGTTTTAAATGAAGTTTTAACTGAAACCGATGCTGAGATAGTTGTTAGTTCAGATTGGAAACTTCACGGATCATTAGAAGATATTGGTAAGTATTATGAACTTATGGGTGTAATAAAAAAACCAATAGACTTCACACCCATAATCAATCAATCAGGTACATTAGAACTTCTTAGATCATTAGAAATAAAAAAATGGTTGGAAGATAAAAATGATATCACAAGTTGGGTTAGTGTTGATGATTTAGATATGAGTTTATTTCTTGGTGACAATTTTGTTTTAACACCCAAAGAAAGTGAAGGTATTAAACAAAGTGGAATTAAAGAAAAATTAATAAAAATTTTAAAAAATGAAGACTAATGAATTTAAGTGTAATTGTTGAGACTGAAATTTTAGATGGTAAATCAAATGTTTTTATTAAGTTACCACCAACTCAACCAAAATTAAGTTTTAGTGAAATGTCTCATATACTTGTATCGGGAATATCTTTATTGGTTAAACTTTCTGAAAAAGATGACGGTAAACCCGATCATGAATTAATGAAAGAAATTATTGAACATCTTCATTCCGAATTCGTTTCAATAGAATCATTTTCAGATGCGAAAACGTATCCCAAACAATAATTTATACTAAAAGGTATAATACCATAAAGTAAAAATAAAAATGATAATCGTAGGTGACATTGTGTTTCACACACTTTCAAAATTATATTTCATTTGTGAAAACAATAAACAGGAAAGATGGATGAACATCAATTCATATTATGTTAAATCTAACGATGTTAAATTACCTTTAACATATTTTAAGAAACAAATATAAAAATTTTATGTCACAGGAAACAGCAGTAGATTGGTTAGTTGAAAGAATTAATCATGCTAAAATAGAGAAAATATTAACAACCCAAAGGTTATATGAATTGAAAAAAATAGCCAAACAAATTGAGAAGGATCAGATAATTGAGGCATACAAAAGAGAATCACCATATATGAAACATGCCGGATGTACTGACGAAATGATCGATAAAAGTTCAATAAAATACTATAACAAAACATATGGAAAATGAGAAAGTTATTAGTATTTTTTATTATATTTGTTATGTTTATAACATCCTGTTCACCTGGACTACATTTGAATGGAATGTTTATGAGAAAGTTTAATATGTCACAGAACAAGTATTCACCAAAGAAACCTTATATAAAAAAATAAACTCAAATGTTTCAAATAAAAAGAGAAGACGGGACAACATATTTTACAACTGAAAACCCAAATAAAAACTTATTTATGAGTATCAAAGATTGGATTAAAGATAAATGGTATTGGTTAAAAACATTTAATAAACCTCCCACTGTAACAATTAATCAAGATATTGTTGCATATGAAGGAGAGGGACCAGCGGTATTCAGTGACGGTAGGGTGATATTAAGTGTAAATGGTAACATAACATTAAAGAAGAGAGTATGAAAATGATAGTTGGGAAAAGTGAGATAAACAAATCCATGCACTATTTCTTTTGTGAAAAATACTTTTACGCCTCACATAAAGATCCATATTTGAGACCGAAAAATTTGGAACATGCAAAGAAATTTAATAATGAGAAAGAAGCCATTGAGTTTCTTAACCCATGGAAAAAAAGGTTAAATGAAACTAGACCTGACATTAAATGGTTTGTAGTAGACTACTAAAAATTAAAAAATATGCCAGCATACAAATTTATTATTACGATTATTGGTGGTACTTGGAATGGTCAAACTATCACCAGATTTAGTGAGCAAGAAAAGGATAGTTTTGTGTCTTTAATTAAAGAAAATTATGGGTTGGATTGTTCAGTTGAAAAAATAAAATTATATTAACTAAAATAGTCAGGTGGCGGAATTGGTACGCCATTGTAATATAAAAGAGAACAGTTTAGGGACTACTCAAACCACGCTACAGAAATGTAGGTTAGAAATAACTGTCGTGAGACCCTTTATTACAAAACAGGTTCGAATCCTGTCCTGACCACAACCCGTCGGAAGCTCATGTTGGTCCGAGTGAGATGAAAACGCGGATATCGGACCTTTAATAAATATTTTTTTTGTTTTAAAATTATTTCTCTTATATTTGTTGAAAATATTGATATGGATTTATCACATTATACAATTGATGAGGACATTCTAAAAGCCGATGGGTTTGATGACGCAATAATTGGTATTGAGGAATCGACCTATCGTCTTATATATTCTGTCACCAAATGTATTGATATATTGGTTAAGGAGGGAATGACGGAAGATGATGCGATAGAATACTTTTGGTATAATGTTGCTGGTAGTTACGTTGGAGAGAAAACACCGATATGGTGTAATGATACATTTATAAACAACAATTAATAGTTATGTCACAATTTATTCCAAGATCAAATAGGTTTGAATGGAGACCTGAGTTCGGTAAATTTTATTCTATTGAATCTTTTTATGGGAAGGAATTTGTTGATAAAATGGATTTAACAACGAGTTTCGCGGAGGAGATATCTATGTCAATGTTTAAACATTTACATCCAACTGAAGGGGTACACAAAAACAGGGGAGATTTTCTTCTATATGATCCGGTTATGTATTTTGACCAAAAGACATGTGAGGTTGAAAAATATTTGGATGGAATGAATGGTATCTTTTATCATGTGAAGTACAGTAATGTTCTATCTAAAATCTTTGTTCAATTGATACTCAGGGAGATTGATAATATTATTTATGATATTAAAGAATATGGGTATTGGAACGAAGATAAACATTCGAGATTAATGTATATGAGATATAAGACGGAAATCACTTTTGAGGATATGTGTTTTATCAATGAGGTGGTTCTCACCAGTGAACGTAATTTAAAATCTTTCTGTGGTAAGAACAAAATGTCTTTTATACATTTTGCAAATTATCTATGTACACATAATGTTAGAAAGTTCGCCAATCTTCTTATCTTTCACGAACCGGTGAACTATGAACAAATGATAAAATGGAATATTGAAAAGATTGGTGATACTCAAATAAATTATACTACCTATAATAAACATAAGAAGTATATTGTCACACCGATCAATGTTTTAACATCTAACTTTTTTATAGATTACATTGGATTTGGTGGGTTTAAGTGTTATGTACAAGAATCTGAAAAACTTTATGGTAATCCACCTGATACAATTCAACATCTTTTAGATGAAATAGATTATTGTTTTTCTTTAATGATTGGGTGTAATGAGTTTAAGGAGGTTCATAAAAAATTACCATGGAATTGTCATTATACGGTTCCAAATTGGAGTGAATCCTATTGTGTTAATCCAAATAAATTATTAAAAGAACATGAGAGTGATTTGTATTGAGAATTCGTTATGTGTTGATGAGGGTGAAGACAAGGGTAAAGTCTATACCCATAAAGGATCGATATATCATGTTATTGATGTGATCAGTGGTGAGGAAATGAGGGAGGAAACGGGTATTAACTTTGCACCCGGTCCTTGGTATGAATTCTTGGAGGTGGAAGGTAAACATCATCATATTAGGTTCCTTGAGATACCCGATCAAACCGAGGAGATTATGGAGTATAATAAAGAAAAAGTCGAATTGATATGAAAACAACAGAAGATATACATAATCCATATTGTCCTATATGTGATGGATGTGGTGAAGAGGGGTGTTGTAGTCCATTAAGATGTGAACAAAGTTCCGAGGGTTCTTATTGTCAAACTTATTTGAAAGATTTAAAATTCGGGTATAAGATGAACAATATTTTAATGGAAAAGATTTACCAGGATAAGGAAAAGTATAAAGAACTGATCGAGTTCTACGATCAAATGTACGATATCAATTACGATAAAATATATAAATAATGTCACAACAAACGGCGGTAGAGTGGATTATAAATCAATTACGTCAACTTGCACATGATCCAACCACACATATAGGAATGGGTGATGTGAGAGTTACACAAGGTATGATTGATGAACTTGAAGAACAATCCAAACAAATGGAGAAGAAACAACTAAATATTGCAAGATTAGATGGTATAAACTTAGTAAATAAAGGATATGGAAAATAAAAACATGACAGCAGTAGAATGGTTAATAAACCAAGTACAAGATAACATGGGAGATATTCCATTAGATATACAAGAACAGGTTAAACAAATGTTTAAGGATCAGATAAAAGAATCTTGGAATGATGGTAATCTTCTCGGAAGGAATGGTCATGTGTTATTAGAATATAGTACGGGGGAAGGATACTATAAAGAAACTTATGGGAAAGGTTTACCTGAATTAAGATATAAGGATGGTAGACCAATGAGGATATATAATTCTCCTAAATTACAAGCAATAGAAATGGAAAATGAACTTGAAGAAGCTGCTGAAAAGTATAGCTTAGAATTGTTGGAAGCAAAAACAATAGATCCTCATGAAAAAACTTGGATAAAATCAATGTTTATTCACATTGTTAAATGGCAACAAGAAAGAATGTTAAAATTTATTCTTGATGAAGATAACCACACAGAAGGAGAATTAGGAAATTCTTGTATAGATGTACAAACATTAGTGCATTTTATTGAACAATTTAAAAAGAAATAACTATGACAGCAGTAGAATGGTTGGTTGAACAATTAAAAGAATACGATTTTGCCGATATAAAAGATAATGAAAACTATATTATCAAAATACCTGCTTGGGTTTTAGCTGAAAAGGAAGAACAAGCCAAACAAATGGAGAAGGATCAAACAGAAATATCAGATGAGGAGATATTAAAAGAATCAAATAGAATTCATGGAGTATCTTCAATAGCATTCGAAGAAGGAGCCAAATGGTATAGGGAACAAATAAAATCAAAACAATAGAAGTTTATGAATAAAGAACAGATCATTGATGAGGCTTATGAGAATTACCAAAACTATCCATTAGCAACAATACACGACCATCGTACAAATCTTCTTTATCAAAATATAGGTAAAGGTTGGTGTATGTTGAATGGTCGTTCTATGGTATCTCCACATCCAACTCGTCATTTAACCAAAGAAGAATTCATCAACAAAATCAAAACCGACACAGAGTTCTCTGAAAAGTGGAGATTAAAGATTGAAGAAAGAGAGTTGAGTTTGGAAGAAAAAGAATGGCAATTGGAAAAAACTAATTGTATAAATGATATTGAGAATGATAGGATAATTTATGGACATGAATGGGAAAAGTATATTCAAGAACAATACGAAGGCATTCAGTCAAATCAAGGTATAAACATCCCAACTCAACTAATTACAGTAACATACAAAGATAAAACAATAGAAGTTTATGAATAACGAACAAAAATACATTGGATTATTTAAAAATGAATTTGATGACTACTATAAAATGGGTTATAGAGAAACATCCAACTTAGAAAAACTTAAAGAATGGAAAAAAGAAATGTTGGAATGTGTAAATGTGAAAGATTGTAAAATACTTAAAATCGAAGAAGTTTATGAATAAAATAGACGGAAATCAGTTATTGAAACACTTAACATTTTGGCATAATAAAACAGATGATGAGTGTATTGAAATGGCCACAAGTGAAACAGGTGTTGATGCAGAACAAGCACTAAAGAATATACTTGAACGAGATTTCTGTACAGAGATGAATAATAATATAATTGAAGAATTAAAACAATGGAACGACCAGAAGTAGATCTGAACCTCTCCATACTATTTCCTCTACTCGGACACAGTAAGAAAGTTCATACACAGGAAAAGTATGTAGAGAAGATAGAAGAGTTTGAAAGGAAATGTGAGAAGAGTCTAATGGAAACATTGGGTAAATTAGATATACAAGGAACGGTTAAGACGGACCCTTATTCACTCCCTCACACAGATGAGGTGGTCGTCACATTAAAGGGGGAGTCTTATCTAAGTGGTCCATATGAGTTCCACAGAGTTGCTCGTCAGATCGTAAAGAAGTTACTGGAAGAGAATGTCTATAAGGTAAGGTTCTATATGTTCATTAATGTTCTACCCATGGGACTCTTGGGGAAGGTTGAGTATAAGTTTAGGTATTATATACATAACTAATTGGGTACCAGTAAACGAGGTCACCCACTTTATGGGGGACCGAGTGTATTACAAATTTCTATTAAAATAACCTATAAAAACCAGACATTTTGTCACCTTTTTTGTCGTACCTATTTTTTCCCTTCTACAGATACCTGTAACCCACATTTTTTTGGTTCTATGTATGACAGAGTGGAAAAGTGGGGAAAAGTGTAACTTTGTGGGAGATAGTGTAGGATTGTCCCTTGTCCGAATCACGACCCACTTTCTGAAAAATTTATAAACGTCATACATTTATACGTCTTCAGTATACGTTTTATATATGTATATGTGGAATAGATTATCGTCCTCCCTCGTTTCACGATGGTCGGACTTCAGGGGGAACGGTCACAAAAAAACCCATATATATTTGTCATACATATGGGTCACTATATTCGGGGATGAAGGGCCGACCGAAGGGAGGCCCGTAATTAATTAAACTCTACATTGTCTATACCGAACTTTTTAAGTCTATTCTCGATGTGATTTTTTACTTTATCATATTCGTCGGTATCCTCATAAAAATATTTACTTAGGTTTATCTTTAACATACTTTTGAAAACCGGGTGAATATAGTTTTCCGATTCCCTGTATAGTTTACGATCCAACTGAATAAACATATGTACGTGTGAATTATTTATGTCATACGTGGTATCATCAACCTTACCTTTAAGAAGGTGTTTTGTTGCGGTTAATATCTTTTTATATTCAATATCGTTCCATTTTTTTAGGTCCACATCTACCTTTGGTAACGGTCCAACATCTTTAAGTAGGTCACCTGAATATAAATCTTTAAAAGAATATTCCTGACGGTATACGATATTGTTAAGAGAAGTGGATAGGTAATCGGTTAGATCAAACTTAAGAAAATTAAAACTAAGTGCACCTAAGTCAATACTATATTTATAATCTGGATTTGGTACGATAACATGAAAACCGATAACTCTAAATTTACGGTCACCAAAATCTTCACTTGTGTACCCGCTACCTTTTAACTTTTCAACTAGTTTGTTCAGGGCGGTGTTGAATATATTTGGATCAATTGTATTTGATTTTATATTCAATGGTACGTTTTCAAAAGTGACATGGACCTTATCACCATCGGACATTGATTTATACATCATTACAATGGGTTCATAAGTTCGGTCTTGGTCTTCATAACTTAATTCATATTTTATATACTTATCAAGTTTATTTTCTATCTCTTCCCTTTTTTCTGATTCTCTCAGTATGTCATACATCTTAAGTCTTGTCATACACATAAATATATTTGGTTAATTAATGAGCATAGTTATGCCACGGAAAATCTGATGTTCATTTTCCTGAAGGACCGACCGAAGGGAGGTCCGTAATGTAAAAAGACCCCGTGGGTCCCATACACCTGTATAGGATTTATCCACGAAGGTCTTACTGAGATTGTTTACCTGTGTGAGGTTGTGTCCGAATTAAGCGGACAACAACTGGTTGCGGTAAGCAATAGCATTCTTCTTCGAAGTGAAGTTCTTGCTGTACTTGATACCGTCAACACTTACACGTACACGGTAACTAGTACCGTCATGGTAAACATTGTTCGTTACCGCAACATAAGTGGTGCGGCGGGTCTTGTTGGCTGTCTTGGAACCTGTTCCACGAGTAGCCTTGGTTGTTGTTTTCTTCATATCATAAACATACAAAATGAATGGTAGAAAACAAAATCTTGCCGTAACTTTTTTTAACAAAACTTTATCCCAGTAAGGATTTCAAAGAACTTATTGTCGGGGCATACCTCTCCCATATGGATTTGCCACAGAAAATCGAGGGGTCATATCTCACCTGTCGATTCGTATTCTGTATTTGTCCCCGTACTTGTTGATCATATTACGATGGTACCTGTTGATCTTTCTCTCATTGTACAGGAAGTACAAGATGTAGTAATCAAAGAACCAAGCAATCTTACTTATCATAAATTATAGGTTATATAGGTCAAATTCTTTAACTCCTTCGAGCTTTCTCCACTGATCGGTGTTAGATCTAATGTACTCACGGAGGTAATGTCCGTCGGATACAGCGTATAAAACCAATTCAGGATGATATTGATCGGAGGTGATTATGGATACTTTGGACAGTCCGAAGATTCTCATCCACAGTGGTTCGTCGATTCTGATGGATTTAATCCTGTAGAAGTGAACCTCCTTCCTTGTCACGGATAATATTCCCCTTCTTTCAATGATGGTCCTCTCCCTGAATTCATATCTCCAAAAATATACATCCAACATCTTGATGACAGCAAGAAGGGGAACAAAGATAGTTTGGATCAAAGCAATACCAAGAACGATATAGATTAAATTAATCCACTGAGATGGTCTGATGATTCTGATCAAGTTATCTGAGTACATAATATTAGATTTATATTTTTATAATAGGGTTTAAATGAAAATGGTGGTCATTTGACCACCAAGTTCTTAAACTAATTCTTTCTTCCTGTAATCGAAGTCGATGTACTTACCCTCCTCAACTCCAAAGTCAATGGCGAAGGCCACGATCTTGTTTCGTTTCTTAACAACATACAATTGATAAGCTCCATCTCCGAATCCTGAACTGGAAACAATCCCACTGTCATACACTCCCCAAGATTGATCACTCAATGTGTGTTTACACATATGACGATACCACAGGTCACCACCCTCATTATTACTAAGGTAATCATTACCGAAGTCATATGGTTCGAAATCGAACTTAACTTCGTCATTCCTGTAGGATTCAAAAGAAAAGATCCCACATTGACCCGAGTCAACTCCGATGGATGCTGGGTGTTCTTCCCATTTCCCGTGTAACAGGTGATCAAAGTTAACATACTCCTCGTGGATTGCAAAGACCATTGAACAACGATTTCCCCAATCACCAGCGTCGTGTTTCCTGACTGTCGTGTGATACACGCCGGGTTTTACATTTTCGATTACAGCTTGACACCAAGTTGGGATGGTGTAACAAGGGTCGGATACGACCACTTTTTTTCCGAGATTGATAGTGTGCATATACTTGAGTTTTGAGTTACGAAATTTAAATGTGAGAATGTAATCCTCGTCCACCAGCGGGATCGATAAAGTCGTCTTCATCTACCGTGTAGTCCCCACTCTCGAGAACATCCATTATGTATGCGATCTCGTAGATACTACAGTTCTCGATCTTTATTTCTTCATCATAAGCTCCGATGGAACCATCAGCATACAATGACCTCGCCACAATTGGAACCATAACATAATCATCAAATGATGGTTCTTCAACAAAGATCCTGAGTGGGGTTTTTAATTCCACCATATTTAAATCATTCTCATCCATAAAGGAAAGAACCTTATTGATCAGTTGTTTCTGTAGATCCTGAACTAACATTCTATTGCTATTTGTCATACACTTGGATTTAGATTACAAATATAATATGTGAAATGTTTTCCACAAAATTTATTTTTTAAGACCTTTTAATAGGTGAACAAATACATTGACGGTGAACCCATTACCGATGGCGTGCCACCTCTTACCTTCAGCAACACCAGGAACTTTGGTATAGTTCTTCGGGAGATTTTGAAGTTGTTCAGCTTCCTCGATGGTGATTTGTCTAATGGTTCCGTCCTTTAATTCCACTTTGGAACAGTTACCCTTTCTTGTTGTTAAACAGTTGGCCTTACCATCTTTTCTTGTTGTAGCGTTCTTACGCCAAACTTTTTTACCTTCAGGAGTTTTCTTACCTGTATCAATGTTTCTAACACCGTGTCCACCGATCGCATCAGGAATAATACTTGAAAGATGAATTCCTTTATCTTTTGGAATTATAGCACCAGGAATATTTGTCCAATAGTATCTCTCACGATGTTGAGCGGAAACCAATTTTGAATCTATTAAGATGGGACTAACACCGAAAGATGTTGATATGATGTACATCCACTTTGGATCCATTTTAACATTCTCAAAAATGAAATACTTCGGTTTAACTTCTTTGAAGATCCTATATACTTCCCAAAAAATGTGTGATTGAGATCCTTCTCTAATCCATCCCTTTTTATCGGCTTCACGATACTTCTTGTATGTGTCGAGAACATTTCCGTGAATATCTGTTAATCCATCTTCATTACCTGCTCTTGAGAATTGTTGACAAGGAAATCCCGCAACCATAATATCGATCTCAGGTAAATTTTTTCCTTTGATGTTACGGATATCACCAAGTTGTTTTGTTTTCGGGAAATTCTTCATTGCTATACTCATAGCAGTTTCACTGATCTCACCTGAAAAATAATTCTTGTACTCAATTCCTGATTTTTTCAATGCGTATTGGAACATTGAGATACCGTCACATAATGATAATACATTGTTAATCTTTTTCATATTAATCTATTTTATTTACAGTTTCCAAATTTTGGTTAATAATCTCGTTCATAGCCTCAACCAATTTATTCTTGGCTTTGTCCATAAACTCTTTGTTGTCATACATCTTGTCCACTTCCACACCATTGAATTCAGTTAATCCAACGATGACACGGATGTCGTTTGATTCCTTATCGTTACGATGGAAAGGAATACGAGCGTAGATGTACTCACGGACAATGTTCAATTTGATCATATCATTGGACAGGTTGTCCCGTGTACGGATCTGCATAATCACATCCTCAAGCTTTGCTAACTTCTCAAATATTGTTTTATTTGATGTTATTTCTTTCTTGTATTGTGTGATTAATTTCTTAAGTTCCTGACTCGGTTTTTTTAAATCGTCCTGAACATTTAAGAATTTGTCATACGAAGGAATGATTGTTTGATTACCTACGATACTGGTGAACACACCCTCTGTAAGTTTGTTAACTCTACCCATACTTGTTTGATTTGTGCTGTATAAACAGCTGGTTAAAAATAAAAACTATGATTCATTATATAATTTCTCAATCTCTTTTTTGTCTTCTTCATTCACATAACCATAATCCAATATGAAGTTTTCCAAAGATACATCATCTTCTTTTGCAAACTCTATATTATTTATAATTTCATTCCAAAAACCTTCTTTATCAAAGACATATTTCCCATGTACAAAATCATAATCCTCCTCCGTCAACGTACCATCTTCAGTGATTATAGTTTTACCACAGAAGTCGGAACCTGGTTCCTCATAGTACATCTCCACCTTTACCCCATAGTTCCTTGCCAAACTTTGAGCAAATCCAATTGGTGGTGACCAAGCTGTATCAGGTGACATGGTTATTTCAGTATCCTCAAAAGAGAAATAAGATTCATTATATGCCACATCCCATTTGGTCCCCCAATTATCTATGTTGGTTCCATACCACTTCTGTTCATATTCATACAGATTCATGTCAGGAGGAATTCCGACGAGAGTCATGAAAACATTCGCTTCCTGTCGTTTTTCAGTGGGGATACCATTCTCAATTACATTCTTTAAGAATTTAATTTTTTCCTCATCACCTGTTATGGTGATTGAGTTTGAACACCAATTTGGCATAGTTTTAATTTTTAGTTATGAATAATTTATAATCCACTGTTCCAATTTCATTTACTGTTACTCCATCCATACACATTAGATAACCATCATCTTTCACCCAATATGGTAATCTTCTTGGATTGTATGTTAATCGATCCAGATCCATCGTGTCATACGCCTTAAATTTATCGAACTTCACATCGATATCCTCACAGAGTACCCAAGCACAAACGACTTTGTGTGATTGATTTTTATAAATCTTCTCAGCGGCATTCCTGTTGTTCTTAAGCTGACAGTTCTTCATTACGAGTTGTACATTGATAGGATAATGATACTCTACCTCACCTGATGGATATTCGATTTTCCATTTTAGATAGTTCTTACCTCTACCGAGATTGAACCTAACTTTAATTCGTTTTTTCATATAGATTTATTTTAAAATGATTTCATGTAAATAAACCTGAGCTTCTGAACCCCCATATTGAATTAGAATTGGATAACCCATTGGGTCTTCATCATCATCAATTTCATCTAGTGGTTCAATGTATGTGATTGTATAATCAGTACCTTTGATTGGGTCAGGGTCATTCCATACTAATGGAACACCGTTTGTTATTGCTGTTTTTAATTCTAAAAAACTTCTCATATAGATTTATTTTAAAGTGTAGGTAATACACCATCTTTACCATAGAATAAAACACCACCATCATTACCCTCGTCGTCCATAGAGAGAATACAGGATGTTCCGTTGTCGAGGAAGAACACGACAGGTCGTTTATACCAACCCATCATTTCCATTTCTTTATCATTAAGATAACGGACTGATATAATAGTTCGTCCCTCTAATACTTCTTTCGCTTTGGTTGTCCAAGTTTGTAACAATTCTTTTGTCATAAGATTTATTTTAAAATGTGATACAAAGATATAAAGGGGATATCGTTTTACCAAACAATATCCCCAATATTTTTTTACCAAGACGAGTCGTAATAAAATTCACCGTCACTGTCTAATAGTGGTTCGATCGCGTTAATAGTATTTTCAATATCCTGAAGATACCATTTATCGAACTCATATGAACCAAAGAAGAAACCTGGACTCGGTGGTAACAATTCCTCCGCGACTTCCGTGTCGGTGTAAACTTCGATATTGTCATACATCTTCTCACCATTAGCCCAACCAACCTCAGCTTGAACCAATTTGATTTCGGACTTCAATAAACTGTCACGAACTTTCTTACAGGTGTCAACAAGTTCTTTCAGTTTTTCTTTCTCCACATAATGTTCCCGACAATTATCTTCACCATCCTGAACATTCTGTACAAACCAATTATGAATTTGATTTGCTTTTCTCCAATACATTACTTCCTCAACAATGTAGGAGATTTTTTCAGGGTTAATGTCGGTTCTTTTCTTACCACCCTTCTTAACGGTGACAGTGTGTTTTTGTTCCTTAGTGTGGAAGCTCCAATTTTTAACATAAGTTTTCTTGGAGAGATACTGGTCTAATCCCATAAAATAAAATTTAAATTGTTAGATAATGTGATACAAATATACGGAGTTTTAAATTATAATACAAAAATATTTTTTATACTTTTTCTTTTTCTTTGTATTTTTTAACAAAATCTTTAGGGTTTCCCTCGAATATCCATTTACGGTCATACACATCATAACAACGGAGTAAGATTTCTTTCGGGTTGTCTTCATCTACAATAACCTCATATCGATACTGTTCCCAACAGTTGGTAATTCCTCCCCTGTGTAAATAAATTCCTCCAGAATTGGTTTTGAAATGTCCGATTACCTGTGCGGACAAACAACCCATTCCATTAAAGTAAAGTGTCTTGTCTTCACCTGTAATTACACCTATCGGCAAACCATTAACAACAGTACCACCAGCCAAAAAATCTGCGAGGTCAAGTCCGTGTCCTTCGGGGTAACCGTCCATTTGACGATACATTGTTACAATCTTAACTTGTTTCTTTTTACCTGTCTTTTCATCGTTCCATCTTTCAATGAATGTTGTGAGAGATCTAGTTCCCATGTTAATAAAATTTAGAGTTTAATAATTAATGACATCACAAATATACAACGGATAAAGTTATAATCCAAATATATTTTGTTAAAATTTTGCAAAAATATTTTTGATCACGACCCCAGCCCGGCACGGTAAAAATATTCTGTGGCGTAATACAAATGTCTGCCACAGAAAATCCATAGCTCTGAATCTGGCAACTTGCTCTGGTGTTGCTGCAACTTTTGCAACTTTTGCTATTTTCATAACTCATTGATAATCAATAAAACTATTCTGCCACAGAAATTCCACTGTGCTTTGCGCTGCGATCTGCTCTGGTAACAGCAATAAAAAACCCACCATTTTACTGGTGGGTTCTCTATCAAAACAAAAACTACTAAACAACGAACTTGTAATCATCCTTTAACTTGTTTCTAACACTTTTATATTTCAAACCTACAATAACATTTTTTTCATCGTAGTATCTCATATCGTATTCATCCCCGTCAATAACTTTACGACCCCAGAAAGTTTCGGGTAATTCTTTTCTAAATACGACCGCCACTCTAACATCATTATTCAACATACTAATACAATCGGGAAAGTTATATCCACTAAATGAAAATGTTAAATCGTAGTTATTGTACTTCTTTAACAATTCAATTCGTTTCGGAACTTTCGTGTAATCGTAAAATTTAACATCGGGGAAAATCTGTAATACATTTCTCACTTCTCCTTTATATGTCACATAAAAACTTTCGGGGGTTATATCTGATGTATTGTTTAAACGAACACTGAACTTGTGACCGAGTTTATCTGCCTTTTTCTTTGCGGTGTATATTTCATCTATCATCCAATTAACAAAAAATTCCCTGTGTTCAAAGAATAATTTCGTTTTTTTAATTCTAGATTCATTAATAACATCACCCTTTACCTTCTGTGTCATTTTATTCATTCCCGATTCGTTCAAACATAGCAATGTACATTCTTCACTTCTCATAGGACAAACCTCATAACCACTTGACTTTGCGGGTGCGAGGTATAAACTATAAGTAAGTTCATTGTACTTGTACGCCTTCTGATGTTTGGTAGTTAAGTTAACCGACCCCAGGTAACCGATACCCGTTAATTTTTTTGCTTGAGCTTTAGTTGTGTAAATCATAATTTTAATTTTTACAAATATACAACTTATATATTTTGATTCCAAATTTATTTTCGTTAAAGTTTAGTTAAGATATTATATCTAAAAATTTCAGGATCTGAACCAAGAATTTTCTGTGGCGAGTATAGTTGATCCGCCACAGAAAATCTCACCTGTTAATATGCAGATCGAGTGCACAAAAAGTGCATAAAAAAAGGGGTACTAATTGTACCCCCTTTCATTTGTCAAAAACTACTAACTCTCAGCGACCAACAGATTTTTGTACTCACTTTCCGTTAAGTGTCTTGTACTTTCCGACTTTACTTTCTTCCCTATCGGTTTAATCAACACACAATCTCCCTGTCTTACAATCTTCTCAATACAACCTTCGGGAATGTCCGTTTGAATAGTCCAAGCAATTGCCTGAATTGCATTGACCTTTTTAATATCCCAATTCCAACCCTGACCATTTGTGTTTGCCACACTTTTCATATCAACCCAAATGAAATACTCTCTGTCGGTACTTGTGTCCTTACACTTTACATAGTAACAATCATCAGGTTTTGACCAAGAATTACGAGCCTTACCGAAAACTTCCCCATTAACTTTGTAAAGTTCATAAGTGTCATTGAATTTTTTGGTAACAAGTTGTCCGTCTTGACTAACCCAAGTTGTTGTTTTCTTCAATGTTTTCTTATCAATCAATTCGGGTTTAATCTCTTTGACCAATCTATCTAACCCATAGTTCAACATAGCCACACGGCGTTGTTCCAAGTTCTCTAATTGGGCTATCTCTTTGAAAGTAATCGGGGTAATATCTTCCCAAATATCTTCCAACTGACTGAAAGGACAATCTTTGTGTTTCACTTTCAAAATACGACAACCAATGTCATACGGAAATTGTAAATTATTGATAACGATTTGCATAACTGATTTAATTTAATTTGTTAATAATTTAATCTTCTTTGTAAATGATAAACGAAGTTCCAACAGATACCAACAACTTATCATCTTTGATAGTTAATTCTTCTCTATCATCTCCGTCATTTGTTGTGAAAGTATAGTAATCTTCTTTCTCCCCTTCATCATAGGAAGGCTCAAAGTCTGCGGTTTCTTGTAATACAATTTCTTCCAATTCTCCCACCAACTTTTCTTGTTCGTCAGACATTATGAAATCTTTTTTGAAATTGATAGTACAATTCCCTTCTTCTCCGTTAATGTTACTAACATACTCCGAAACAAATTTAGACATCTTCTTTGATAATTTGATTTCCATTGTTTCTTCAATTCTCTCCGACCACTCACTTTTGGCACTTTTTGAATAAATGAAAGTATGTTCTTCTTCATCTTCATCACTATCATCTAATTCAATATAAACATTTCCGTGCTCCCCAATGTAGTGTCCGTCAGAGTTTACATAAAACTCAACTTCATCAAACACTTCTTTGTCAAAGTAACTTTCCAATTCGGGACTATTAACCTCAATTTCTTCGGGGACATTCTTTTTCTTACTATCGTTTTTCTTGTAGAAAGTAAAGTGGTAGTCATTCATACTATCTCCACCACAACTGAACTCCATATTTGCGTGTGTAATACCTAACTCCTTCCAGAGTTTTACTGCTTCATTAGTTTGCATAATCGTGTAATTTTTGATTTAAGTTTTTAACAATTTCGTACGCTTCGGGATTATCAACGGGCTTAACTCCATTATTCATCCAGGGTTGGACTTCTAAATGTTTAAGATAGTCCTGTGGTGTCGGTACAAACTTCATTCGGAAATCTTCTGCAATATGTAACATCGCAATATCTACAACATCAACGGACTTTCCGTCAGAATTAACAATGTTGTAACCAAAGATTTTCGGAACAATGTGGTATGCGAACCAGGTATTGTGAGTAAGTAACCTCGCACTATTATTATTCATAGTCATTTTTGGACTATCAATAAGTTCGTGAATAGGTAAATAATCTTCTACCTTTCCACCCCAGCGTTTAACACTGGATTTAGAATGAATTAACGGATTTGCCATTTGAGTTGATTTAGTGTGTGAATAAATTAGTCCCAAACTTGACTTACTGAACGAGAAAACGGATTGTACTCAACTTGTTTTCCCATAACCCAATTACCTTTGTCAATCTTTAAGGCTTGATGTTCGTTTGAGAAACTTCCGTCAGGTTGTTCGTGTTTTAATACACTATCCTTTGTTACTTCCAATGTTGCAAAGGACTTTTCTTCATCAATCTTAAACTCTCCGTAAAGAGTGTGTTGGTTTGCTCCCTCTCCTTTGAGTAGGGTGTGTTTTTGTTTTTTTACTTTACTTTTCATTTGAAAAAGTTTTGAGTTAATAATTAAATGACATTACAAATATACAACTTATTTCTTTGTATTTCCAAATTTATTTTGTTAAAATTTTCTTAACAGATATAAATAGTTTTACCCTGAAACTGTCCTGACCCCGGTCATCTGAAATTTCTGTGGCGAGTGTGTTTAGTCTGCCACAGAATATCTCACCTGTTGCGCACAGGACCAGCAAAGTTCAAGCAACAAAAAACCCCAACATTATGTCGGGGTTAAAAAGGTACAGATTAGGTTTCTCATATTATCTCTTTCTAAATTGAGAAAATGTTTGATACGCACCAAACTGACGCCACCTATTTAATTCATTGTTCTTTTGAATACAAAGGTCTTTCGCCCAAGTATAAACCAATTCAGTTTCTTCAAAGGTTTCAAAGTTCCTTTTAATATGTTCCTCTAATAAGGAACACGCCCTCATCCACTTATAGTATTGTTTATCATCAATCCTTGTATTAACCCATTCATCTGATACTCTACCACAATCCTCTCTTTTAATGTGTTTCCACTTATCAATGATGGCGTCGAAATCTACTTTATCGAATTGACTTTGAACAACTTTTGCTATGTGGTGTGCGGTCATATAACTTCGTTTAATAATTCTTGATACTGACTTTGTATTTTATCAAAGTTATCGGTGTAATGTTTCAACAACATTTTACTTTGTTCTTCTAACAAACCATTAACAATCTTTGGGGTTTTTACTTTAAGAATTGTTTTGTTAAATGATTTGATTTCTACTCCACCCTCTAAATCAAAGATAACTTTTACAAAGTTCTCACTCCATTCTCTAAATGTTAAAATTTCCATATTACAAAGATGATATTAATTTTTTTCTTTTTTCAATATAAGTTCCTAATCTTTTGATAAAGTTCTCTGCCGCTTTCTTTGTACTGAAATATGCAAAGAATTGACAATATTCACTATCCTCACTAGTTTTACTTGAAAGGACATTATTATCTTTTAATCTTTCAACCACATCATAATTACTTTCGCAGTTCTCAAAGGTTTCAAGTCCACGAAGATCTGCGGTTACCGTCCATTTATCATCCCATTCGTATTTGACTGGAATTATTTTATCTATTGTGTATGACATTATTTTGAGTTTTTTAATACTTCACCAATAGCGGTCTGTAAATCTTTAAGGTCTTCCCTTGTCATAACGGGAACCATTATCCTATTAAAATTCATATCCCTTCTATCTGCTCGACTATCACCTTCGGGATAAAGGTTATTATCTTCAATAGATATATAACCAATATCACCAGTCAATCCAACACAAATTTGATGTCCGTTTGAATAGGTTTGTCTTTGTGCTAATTTTGATACTCTTGCCATAATTAAAATTCTAATTTTGTACCTGAATGTAAATCTGTAATTCTCTGTTCCACTTCACGAACTTCATCACTTGTTAAACCTTCGGCGTAAAATCTACCATAACCGAATTTCGCTTTAATCTGTGTAAATCTAAAACCGGGTTTCTTAACAAAGTCCTCAAACTTTTTATCTAACCATTCTACAAATTCTCCAGCACCTATGGCTAAACCATAGTGTCCTTCCTCCAAGTAATCTTTGTACTTCTCGTTGAATTGTTGTGTTGTCATACAATTTTTTTTATTTGTAAAGATAATATAATAATCGTTAATCAAAAGTTAAAAGGTTAACTGGAATTAAATCAAATTCTTCTTTTGTTTCGGGTTCTGCATCCCTATCGTAGTTATGGTTCTTCAACCACTTCTTAAAATCTTTTTCATCTTTTAATACCACCTCTATTTTCTTCTGGTCTCCGTTACCATATCGGTCATTGTACATTACAATAAAAACTTGTTGTGATTTCATTTTATTTTATTAATGATTGAATAAATTGTCCGATAATGTTGAGTTTAATTCTCATTTCGATTGATTTTTCTTCTTCGCCATTGTTTTCAAGTTCATCGGCGATGTCATATAAACTTATCAATTCAGTGAAAACTTTGTCTGTTTGTTCTCTTGTTGGCATATTATTTTATGGGTTATAGTTTGTGTTGTATTGTTTATTATATCTCTCCACAAGTCCTTTCCAATAACCACTTTCGGAGGCGTATCTTTGAGCGACTTCAAGTTCGGGAAAAACAGACATTAACTTCTTTCTGTTCTCCGTATCTCCTTTGAAAAAGGTTTCGTAAAGTGATTGTTTGAACGAACCGGCTAAACCGATTTTATAGTCCATAAATTTTTCTTCGTGTAAAGTTACCATAATTTTAATTTTTACAAATATACAACTTAAAACATTATACCTCCAAATAATTTATGTTAAACATTTGTTAAAGTCTCTCTATCACTCCAAGTATATCCAACTCCCTTAATTGTTCTAATTGGAATTGTTGGAAATTTATTTCTAATTCTCCTGATGTGAACATCAATAGTTCTGTTTATTACAATCACATCATCTTCCCAAATTTTATTTAGTATCTTATCTCTATTCAATACCTTGTTTTTATTTTCCATAAGGTAATGAATAATCAAAAATTCTTTTTTTGGTAGGTTGTGTTTTTTATCGTCAATAGTTATTTGTCTGGTTTCCATATCGGCAACAAACCCACAACTTTCAACTCTATGAGTTTCTTCTTTTTTATTATACTTCTCAATGACTTCAATAATTTCTTCTATTGAGTAGGTTTCTTTTCCTCTCCACTTCAATTCCGATTTAATCATTTCAATCATAATGTTTTTTTTCAAATATACAATATAATACTTTCTATTTCCAAATTTATTTTCATAATGTTTTGTTAAAGAGTTTGATCCTGCCACAGAAAATTTCCCCGTCGTCTTCAGGACCGCAGATTCTGAGTTCGTAACAAAAAAAACCACCCCTTTCGGAGTGGTCTTTGTTCACACTTACTATCTAACTCAAAACCTTAAATTCACTTTATCCTTTCTCATGTAGTTGTAGATACCCTCAATCATTTCCACATATTGTTCCACCGTTCCACACGGAACTAACTTCATTGGTCTCAACTTTACTTTGTGTAAAAACTCTTCAAAAACAAAGTCTTTCTTATTTGACATAATCTTCACCATCGCCCTCACAAAGATTGACTTGTTGTAATACTTCTCAAAGTAAGGTTTGAGTTCAAGAATGTTGTTAGCCCACTCACGAGCTTTCTTCTCGTTCTTTACAACATATTCACCACTTTCAAAAGTATCTCTCTTCACACTTGACATTGAGTTGTTGAGAAACATCGCGACTTCGGTGTACTTATACATTGGATAGTCGGTAATGAAATTATTGAATACAACATAATTCTTATTACCCTTCACAACGAACTTGTGTAAGTGGTCAAACGGAGACCAATTCTTTTGTAGTGTATTCATTTCCGTCATTTCATCACTTCCTGCTCCTTTCACTACTTTGTAACGAATCGGACAACCAACACTCATCGCTGCGGTCACACGATTTTGTCCATCAATAATATCACCACTTCCATTAATAGTGACAACTGATGTTGGTAACCAACCACGTTCAGACATTCTCTTCGCTAACTTCTTAACATGGTTTGGAATGATTGGACGATTGTCCTCTCTGAATTTGAAAATTGAATAATCTTTTGTCTCAAAGATTTCTCCTACTTTTTTTCCATGAAACTTATTCATAAGATAATTTGTTCAGAACTCCTGTCCCCGAGTTAGATTAGTAATGAGTAACAAAGATATAACTATTATATTAGTTTTCCAAATTTATTTTCTTAAAGTTTTGTTAACATGCTGCAATTCCGAAGAAAACATACTTACCCTCTTTTTCTTTTCCATCGGTTTTATATTCGATCTCCGCAACCCTTGTGTTACCATTAACAAGTTTCTTCCTCATTTCTATTGATACTCTTCCTTTACTCTTCTCAACCAAATCACGACCATGTTTAACCGCATCGTTCTTACTATTGAATGACTTAACACTATCTCCACGAACAATCACATCATAAACCAACTCCCATTTCTTCGTTCCCTTACTTACAATGTTTGTAACCTTAGATTTTATCTTAGATTTATTTTGTGTCGGTTCTTCAATACATACTCCCCAAGCCGAACCCCACTTCTGACAACTATCAATATGTTTGTTAATAAATTCATCAATAGAAAGTTTTGATGACTTAAACATTGAGGTCTTATCAATAACCCCACGAGTTGTGGATATTGTTCCGTTGTAACCATCGTTTCCATATTCGTCTCTCGCATATTCAACTGCGGTGTCATACGCTTCGGACATTGACCAACCTCTTTTTGTTGTTCTGAAATCTGTTGCTCCCATTGTTATTGTTTTAATTGATTAACATTATTGATTACTATATTACAAACGATGTCTAAATCTTCTTGTGAGATTAATTCCTCCAAGTGTGAGATTAAATCTTCTTGTAGTTGTTCTTTTAATTCTTGTAGTGTCATACGATTTTTTTACAAATATACAATGTAATACTTTCTATTTCCAAATAATTTTTGTTAAAATTTAGTTAATGATCCTTTCAATAACTTCCAATTCTTCCTTTGTTAATTCATCACTTGTTTCAGTTTCCATATAGTATTTACGGAAAGGAACATCGGAAAGTAATTTAACAATATTGTTTTCAAGGTCTATCGGTTTAACACCATCAACCCTGATACTTTCACTCATAGTTCGTGAACTATCTCTATCAATGATATGAATTGTTATTGTTCTCATTTTCCTTGTTGTATTGTTTCGGGTAAATAATTTATTAAGTTGATAACTGGAACCGTTCTTAATAGTTCGTCAATTGCGGTAAAATCCTCACTTACATTGATGTCGTGTTTAATTTGTTCAATGACTTCATCAATCAATTTATCAAAATCACAAATTTCATTTGATAATTTAATAAGGTCTTCATCAGTTTCAATATGGACACCACCATCATCATCCATTTCTGGAATATGCCACTTAAACCCTTTGATATTTGAAGGAACAACATCAACCTTGTGTTGTATTTTTATTAGGACAATAGCCCCTGTTAAATTTGTTACTCTCATTTGAAATAGTTTTATTAACGATATAAAGTTACGAATTTTCCAAAATGTTTGTCAAAAACTTTTATCAAGTTTTCATAATCACCTTTCATCATTTCGGATTGTATTTTACTTTTATCCAAACCTAATTGTTTTGATAAGTTACCCGCGATACCGATAAGAACGAAGGCGTTACCATCTGGACCAGTTAAGTCAATTTCAAGTTTTGATTTCTTTGAGTTTTTACTTTTGATAGCCATTGTGATTTGTTTTTGTTTAGACAAATATACAACTATTATAGTTCTATTTCCAAATAATTTGTGCTAATCTTTTGTTAAAGGATTTCTGAAGAAAAAGATGTCCGGGATCAGGAAAATATTCTGTGGCAAGTGTGTCGATCCTGCCACAGAAAATCCGAGCTGCGTTTGCGCTGCGATCAGCTGGTGAAAAGCAACAAAAAACCCAGATTTCTCTGGGTTACTTTTTCTTTTTAACTTTTGTCGGTTTAATCTTTATACACTTAACGGCTCCTTTAACTTTAACCTTTCGTGTATGACCTCGCCTGTTGTGTGTACTCATAATTTAATAGTTCTAACTTGTATAAAATTTCATTCATCGTTTTATTAATCTTAACTGCCGCTTCGTGTCTACTACCTTTACCAAAACATTCCGATAGTTCCGATAGTACACTATATTGTGCCTTCAACTGAATTTCTTTTACTTGTTGTTCTGGTGTCATACGAATTAATATCTTGTTTGAAATTCTAATAAAACTCTATTGTTCCAATCCTTACCACTTTGACATAAACACGACCTACGAACATGCTTTAGTTTTAATCTTGCCTTTTCGTGTTTTCTACCACAAGCACCACATACCGCGTAATACTTCATTTCGGGTGTGTTTGTGTCGTCACTATCATAACATCTTTCGGGTTTTGCACCAATCTGAACACAAATATCTTTCCACTTTTGCCCGTGTCCTACACCAGGTCCCGCAAGTGCGTGTGCAATTTCGTGCAGTATTGTGTCCTTAACTTGTTCCACATTATTTACCTCAACCAATTTCCTTGACAACCCAATATACTTTCTACCTTGACTACAACAACCGAACCTCCTCAATGAATTATCCCACTTAAAACTCCAACCACGTAAATTGTGTTTGTGCATCAAAGATAGTGTGAGTTTCTCAGCTTTGTCTAAATTCATAGTTTAACAATTTTAATGTAGTTGTGTAATTCGTTCAAAGGTATTCTACCATAGTTTACCGAACTATAATATCCTTGTCTTTCGTAATTCTTCTTCCACTTCTCAAAAGCTTTTTTTGCTTCTTTCTTATTACTATAAGTGTCGGAAAAATGAATTGAAAAACCATCGGGGGAAATTACATCAAACTTCATATTATTTCTTTTTAATTGTTAATGTATCGGTTTCAACTTTTCTTGTGTAAGTGTCGGTTATTTTATACCGAACACCACCTCTCTTAAAGGTATAACTTTTTTCCGAATTGTAACTTGTTGTTTGATATTGTGTTGAACAACTTGTCAATAAGACAACAACTGATAATAGTGTGATTACTTTTTTCATAATGTTTTAATTTATACAAATATACAACTATTATAGTTCTATTTCCAAATAATTTGTGCTAATCTTTTGTTAATGTGTTTTATGATCTGGGCTACGAACTTTTTAGCCCGGCGTCATCTGAAATTTCTGTGGCGAGTCGTTTCCCCTGTAATTTTCTTGCCACAGAAAATCCCACCTGTTGCGCTGTTGCGATCGGCTGGTGAAAAGCAACAAAAAACCCCAGCTTTTTGCTGGGGTTATACACGATTCACTTATAGGGTTATACCAATTCAACCAAGTCGTTAAAGATTTTCCTTTCACGATTTCCGTACACACCAAACATTTTCTTTTCGGTATTGTCTTCCTTACTCATTGAGTGAGTTGTGTATTTAGTTACTCCACTAAACAACCCCCAAAGATTATCTCCCTTCTCCTTCATTTCTCCGTTCAAATCAACATAGAAACGAGATATTTTATTTTGAGTTACGGTTGATATCGCCTCAATATCTTTGAGATTAACACTTTTATCAATGTTGAATAATGTCCGTAATACATCATCAACATTTTTTGTTCCGACACGAGTTTCCGACAACTTCACAATGTTATCAAACATTTTCTTTTCTTCCTCAACTACACCCATTAAACTTCTACAAATGTCGTCAATACGAACAACCATATTTTTTGTATGACGAACCTTTGTGTTAAGACCACGAAACGCGGCGAAGAACGAGTTGGTACAACTGATAGTAACATTACTGGGTCCGAATGCGAGTGATGTTGAACCATCAAAGGAATTGATACCTGTCAAATATCCTTCAACCCTATCATTACCGAGTTTAAGGTCGTTTGACTTCAACTGAATAAACACCTTCTCTCCGTCCCCGAATAACCCCGATTTTTTAATTTCCATACCGGTTTGGTTTGATACCCTTTCAAGTAGTTCAACCAATTCGTGATTTTGATACGGTTGATAACCATCAGCCATAATTGACAAAGGAACATTCGTATCGTTACGAACTATCGCAAGTTGTCCAGGAATTACGATACCACTTTCGGTTTGAACAGGCTCCTGACGAACTGTCCAATTAAGATTGTCGGTTGACGCGAATTTCATAATTATAAATTTTAATGATTAAAGAACAAAGATAAAACTATTTTAATTAAAAACCAAATTTATTTTTATCCCCTATTAATTAAAATCAATAGGGGTTGTGGTAATTGTGTGGTCATCAAATTCATCCCAATCGGGTTCGTTGAATGTTCTAAATTCAATAGTCATTACATCATCAATGATAGTAATAGTTCCCGATGTTCTGTGTTCTGATAAGAAAAACCCTTCAACATTATCCTCCAACTTCTTAATGTAGTTGGTAATATCTTCAAAATCATAATCGTAGGTTTTATCTTCATCGTTAAGGAATAGTGTATAATCTTCACACTCCCCTGAATAGTCCATTGAAAATTCTAAATAAAGGTTCATAATATTTGTTTTTAATTGTTTCACAAATATACAACTATTATAGTTTTATTTCCAAATAATTTACGTTAATCTTTTGTTAAAGGATCGGATCACGACCCCAGCCCAAATACTGTAAAATATTATGTGGCAAGTCACTTTGTGTCATACGATTTTGCCACAGAAAATCACGAGCTGTTGCGCGCTGCGATCGAGCTATGATGACAGCAACAAAAAAGGGTATCATTTCTGATACCCCTTAAATGTAATACGATAATGTTAAGATACTCTACGAACTATAACCAACATCATTGGTGATCTTTTTTTATCATCCCCATCATCCCTATACGAATACCTTTCAACAATTTGATAATTCATACCACACACACGATTGAGAAAAGTCATAACGGCTGGTTCTGTTCTGTTCTCACCCTCTTTCTTATCAAAATTCGGGTTAAGTCGTTCCATTTCTTCAATGAATTTCATATTAGTATCTCCCGAAATTCTTTTATTGAATGTCATAGATATTGTTCCACCGACACACACAATATTATTTTTAATTGCGTGTTCAATTTCTTTATGGTATGTTCCGATTTGACCACAATAGTCAAGTATTAAATCAGTATAATCATTCTCCCGACTTCTGTAAATTTCATCACCGATTGAACCAGAAAGGATTGAATGTGGGATTCTAGTTTTACTAGTAACGATATTCATTAACAATTTTTTATACACTTGTTCATTGTTTTCACATAAAACAAATTTAATCAGTTTAGATACATTCGTAAAAAGTTGTTTTTCAATAATACAATTATCAGCCGGTAAAGATAGTATTCTTCTATTTTTTAAGTTACTCTCCTTAATTGTATTAACTATCTTCATTCTAGCCCTATTCTTATACATTCCATCGTGGTTTGAATAAGTTGATTTTCTTTTACTTTTTGTCTGGATTTTAATTGTTTTTGTTTTCATTTTTTTTGAGTTTAATAGTTAGTGAGATAGTACACAAATATAAATCTATTTTGTTTATATTTCCAAATAATTTATGTTAAAGTTTTCTTAATGAATTTACTGAAGGAGGAGGTGATCCGGATCAGGAAAATATTTTGTGGCAACAATAGTACGGATTTGCCACAGAAAATCAACCTGATCGCACTGGACCAGACTGTAATCTATTTACAGTCATAAAACAAAAAACCCCGATGTAGAAACATCAGGGAATTTTCACTTGATTGCTTGTCTTAATCTTTAATATATTACTTTAATGTTTGGATATTCTTCTTTTAATGTTTCCAAACTATCAATGTGGTCAATGGTCTTATATTGAGTAATCCAAAAGAATTTGTATGTTTGATAAATGACATAACCCGCGAAAGGTTTACCCTCGTACTGATAGATAATACCTTTCGCAACCAATCCAGTATCATTAACAAAACAATTATTAATTGTCTTTTTCAGTTTTTCTTTGAGTATTGTAATCATATACATTGTAATGATTATTTTGATATGTTTGAGTAATTGATTTAGTTGGATAATAATATCTCCAATCGGAATACTTCATACTTTCTTTTAATTGTCTTTTTGATACCTTATTCTTATATCCACACCTACTAACTGAACAACCGATAGTAGTAAAGATAACAAAACTAAATAACAAATAAGTAAGATTTTTTTTCATCGTTTACGAAATTTTAATGATATTGATTTTTGAATAGGTTTACCTTTTACACTTGTTTTATATGGTTCTTGAAAAACAAATACATTTTTCGCATCTTCATCCGTAAAATACTTCGGTTCACTTTTTTTCTTTTCTTTTTTAATTGTTTGTTCCATACAATTTAATTTATACAAATATACAACTAATATAGTTTTATTCCAAATTTAATTTGTTAAAATTTGTTAATGTTTTTCTGAAGGAAAATGCTGACTCAGGATGGTAATTTTTTTGTGGCATGTAATACGGATCTGCCACGGAAAATCACGAGCTGTTGCGCACTGGTTCGAGCTTAAGCGCAAATTCGGGCAATAAAAAAAGGTATCATTTCTGATACCCTTTTCCCTTTAACAACTAAAACTAAACTATGAACAAACACTCTTTTCTTCTTCCTTAATGTAATACTCCAATATCCTTTTACCTTCCGCCTCCACACTTTCCTCTCCATAATAACCCCAACAACTATCTACTTCTTCATCGTGTTCACAACCCTTATCACACACTTCAATCTTTGATACTCTATACCCGTAAACATCACCCGTAAGATATTGGTCGTATGTTTCCACTTCACCTTTCAACACATTGGTAACTTTCTCAATAATATCTTTGGTAATTCTTTTTACTCCGTATTCACTTTTCACTTTTTCCTTTGATACTACTATCCAACCAACCTGACCACTATCCCAACCACAACTGAAACCTGTTGTGTTCATTGTTATCCCACTATGGTCGTAAAGATACAAGGGTAAGATAACACACACATTCTCTTGTTTAGAAATTTCTTTTTTCTGTTCTTCCCAACCCGAATAATCTCTATGATTATAGTCGTGTTTATCCCCTAAATTGTATCTTCCGTGAAAACAAATCATTGTTCCCAAATTATCCCAACTTCTTGGACTTTCGGGACTATCCTCTTGAAAAATTTCTAATTTGTAGTTTCCTTTGGTAATTGTGTTAATCGCTTCCATTGTGTTTTGTTTTAATTGTTAATGTTACACAAATATACAACAATAAATTTTATATTCCAAATTTATTTTGTTAATGTTTTCTTAAAACCCCCACTCACGAGGACAAGGAGGTAAAGTTTTGAACTCATTAAAAACTACAACACTATCACCAACCTTAAAATCAACTATTCCACGATGACGATACCAAACATTATTAGTACCCCTAACAAAATTTCCGAGATATGTATAAACAATTCTTTCTACTTTTATATTAACACTATCTTTTAAGTCAATATCTAAATTTGAAAGGTTAAATTTCACATTACACTCTTTTTGAACTGAACAACTGAAAAGAAAAACAACAAATGATATTACAAATAACTTTTTCATAATTGTAAATTTAATTGTTAATGATAATCAAATATACAAATTATACAAACACAATCCAAATTTATTTTCTTAAAATTTTGTTAAAACAAAAACCCCCGAAATATCGGGGGTTAAGTTACTTTTTGATTAAAATGTTTCGGGTTTAATTTCTTTCTTTTTCTTTAAGAAAATACGATACACCAAATACATTCCCCCGAAGAAATAAAGGTAAAATAACACATAACCAAAAGTCGGTAGGTTAAGATTATCGGGAGTTTGAAATGTACTTAAAAACACCGATACAATGAATAAACCAATAAAGTAAGTAACTACTGCGAGTACAATGTTCTTAATTTTTGTTTTCATAAAAATAATTTTTAATTGTTATTGATAGAACAAATATACGAAATAAAATCTTATATTTCCAAATATTTATTGTTAAACCTTTGTTAAAACAAAAAACCCCTCAATGTAGAAACATAAGGGGGTTATTAATCCAATATCCTGTGAAAAACCAAAACAAAGGTAATACATTTTTTTTAATTAGTCAAGTTTTTCCTGAAGACTGGTGCTCTGGTCTTCCACTTTTTTTATGGCGAGTGTAATACGATCAGCCACAGAAATTCCCTGATCTGCTCACCGTCCCAACACATCTTGTTGTAATACCCCAAAAACAAAAACCCCCAATGTAGAAACATCGGGGGTTATTTTATTTATGACAAAAAACTATTGTGTAAGGTACAACCTATTATTATTGTAATACCCTATCGGGTTAGTTTCGGAAAATTTACCATATTCCTTTGTAACTTTTTTGTGAATTACCGAAACATTGTCATTGATATACTTTGAGAGAATGTTTGAGAATGTATCATTACTTTCCGTTACAATATCTTGTGGAGAGGGTACACCACAATACTCACTTTCTCCGACTTCGGAAATAAACATACCACTGAAAAACCCTTTGAGGTTATGTTTACGAACAAACTTGTCCGCGTTACACCATATAAAGATATTTTCAGTTTTCTCACTCAACACATCAACAAAGGTTTCGTCAATGATAAACCCCCAACTACTTTTGAATTGACCTACGGACATCAACCCATTGGGAGTTCCGTGTCCACACATAATAACCCTATCAAAGTCCTTTATCATTTCCCTAACTTCATCTTTTGAGTACCCACCACTAATAACAACCTTATCGGGTATGTTTTGGTAAAATACACTTAAAAAATCAGTCGTTCTGTCTTTCGGGTGAATAATTAAAGTTTTCATAATTAATGTTTGAAGAATGTTTTAATTAAAACATACATAACCAATATAATCGGAAATATGTAAGGTTTTAGTTTCTTCATAACACAAATATACAACTTATACACCCCTATTCCAAATTTATTTTGTTAAAAACTATTAACAAATTTTATTTTCTGAAGGAGCATCCTTCCATCCAGAAATTTCCGTGGCGTCCATAAACCGATCCGCCAGATAAATTCCCCGATGGAGCTGTCTGTGAAGGTGAGTTCGGGGAAACAAAAACCCCCAATGTAAAAACATCGGGGGTAAATATGAAACGATAATCCAAAATTAATTCAATGATGATACTCTTTCCATTTCATCGTGTTTCTTAACATTAATTCTCATATCCTTTAAGAATTTAGTATAACTATACTTTGTCTGTTCCATTCTTTCAAGGAGTTCCAATTTTTCCTCACGAGTTTCCCCTTGTTCCCAACCCATAATGTCAAGGACAATTCCGTTTCTTTTGTTACTCAAAGAGTTACACATAATATCCTCAATCGGTTCAAGACCATCTTCTTTCTTTTTCATAAAAAGAGTAGTCATAAGGGTATCAACCATTAATAATGCTTTTTCTTTTTCGTTGAGTTCATCAACATTTTTTCCGTAGTGTGTGATTACAAAGTTCATTTGTTTTTAATTTTAATTGTTTAACAATACACAAATATACACGATATAAACTTTCATTCCAAATTTATTTTGTTAAAGATTAGTTAATCATCATCAATCATATCGTATTTGAAGTCAACTTTTTCAAATATACTTATCATATCATCATACACACTTGGTTTGTCAACCTCTTTGAAATCTTCGTCAAATACAATAATTGAGGAAGGTTCACAAGTAACCTTATTATCATCTTTTTGAATAAGGACATTGTAGTTAGTATCATTAATTGTAACTGAATACCAATTACCAATTCTTTGTAAGTTTGTCATACGTTTAGTTTTAATTGTTTAACAATACACGAATATACAACATATACAATTCCACTCCAAATTTATTTTTGTTAAAAAGTGTTAAAATAAAAATCAGAATCATACCTGTCGTCCTGAAGTGGAATTTTTGTGGCTTCTGTAATACGAATACCGATCTGCCACGTAAAATCCCGGATGGAGCTGATCCGGATCACATCTTCTTGGGTTTTGGACAAAAAAAATCCCCAACTTTCGTTGAGGACTTTGTTATCAAAGGTAAGTGATTACCCAATTTCAAAATGAACTATCCTTTTTCCATCCATACAACCAACTCTAAATTCGTTACACCACTTTTCAAAGTCAGTTTGATTGAACTCCCTTAAAGGATATTGTTTCTTTTCAAATTTCAACTCTCTGAATTTTTGTTGAGGTTTAATACCGAACAAGATAAAAAGTAATTGTTTCATAAAAATTGATTTAAGGTTTAACGAAGATAAGAATTTTTTTTTAATGAACACCACTACGATACCTACCCGAATTTGGATTGTTTATCCAATTCATTCTTCTTTGATGACTTCTATCCCTTTCAAATTTTTTGGGAAACCACACACCACAACCATTCCCACCACTTGTTCCGTAATAAGTTGTTCCACAACTTGAAAAGATGATAACCACAACGATAAGACCGAGTAACTTTTTCATAATGTATTGTTTTAATTGTTAATGATAGAACAAATATACAACAAATAAATTTATATTCCAAATTTAATTTGTTAAAATTTATACAACATTCCACCACTTAGGGTTATTCTCATACATTTCAACATACCTATCTATGTTCCCAATGTGGACATTCTCCCAATACTCTTTTGGTATCTCAATAGTTTTGGTACTATCCCACCACGAACGATTTGTAAAGTTTAAGAAATTCCGAAGTGTCATAAAACCTTTGGGAAGTGAGTTACAATAACACACCACCACTTTGATTGTTTCTTTGTTCATAGTATATGTTTTTAATTGTTTATCAAATATACTATGTAATACCTTATATCTCCAAAAAATCTCTGTTAATGTTTTCATAATGAATTTAACGATGACGAGGAGATGTCTACTGAGATGTTGAAATTTCCGTGGCTCCTGTAATACGAATACCGATCCGCCAGAGAAATTTTCGGACGCGTCTTCTGTCTACGACTCGTGGATAGGTATGGACATAAAAAAAGGTAGTCAAATGACTACCTTATATTTCGGTTGTGTAATACCTTATCTACCTACCACCACATATTCCGTTCCGTTTAGTGTCATTTCCTCAATGGAAGATACCATAAACGATTGTGGTTTGTGTTTGTTCTCTTGTGGTTGTCTTGAACTCTCCGACCTCTTTACCTCATAACTACGGAACAACTCTCTCTCAATACTATCTCCCTCATAGGTAAATTCACTCTTGATGTTACTTGTAGGGAAGATGAAGTATTGAAGATAGTACCTCTGTAAGTTCTCATTATACTGAACACACTTGGTAATATGTTCTCCGACTGAACATTCTTGACTTTCAAAATTAGGTTCAATACCCTCTTTCACACAACGAGTGTTTACCATATCCTCATAACTACCACCGATGAAGTAGTTACCTTTTGAGTGTTTGGTAACTTTATCAAAATACGGATTACCACCTTTATTCATTCTCACTTTGGTTTTAGATACAATGTGAGTGAATGTAGGTTTGTCAATACTCATTAAGATAATTAACAACTCTCTTTCTGTTACAAATACTCTTTGTTTCTGTTTCATAAAATTTGTTTTAATTGTTTATACAAATATACAACTTATTACTACCTATTTCCAAATTTTTATTGTTAAAATGTTGTTAAAGGATTTTGTGTTAAAGTTTTGTTAAAATTTCAGGGACGGGATCTGGATTATTAATTTTCTTTGGCTTGTAGGTTGACCTGAGCCAGAGAAAATCCACGGTCGAGCTGATCCGGATCACATCTTCTTGTGTTTGAAAAAAAAATCCCCGACTATTGTCAGGGATTTTTATTGATAGGTTTATTTAGAACACTATCCTCCGAAGTGTCGATACATTGGATGATTTCGAGTAGGGAACACCTTTGTTTTTTCAAATTTACGAGGATACCATACCCCACAACCTCCACCACCTCCGTTTACATAATGACTACAAGAAGAAAATAAAACCACGATAACGATAAGACCAAGTAACTTTTTCATAATGTTTGTTTTAATTGTTAATGATATAACAAATATACACCATATAAATTTTTATTCCAAAAATAATTTGTTAAAAATTTGTGAAAGGATTTCCTGAAGGAAAACAGGTGATTCGGATTACCAAATTTCCGTGGCTTGTGAGGTTGACCTGAATACGATCAGCCACAAAAAATCCCTGAAGACACGGTGAACCACGACTCAAGTTCCTCCAAAAGAAAATCCCCCAACTTTCGTTGAGGGATTTCTTCACAATTAAAACCAAACCTAAACTATGACGACAATATCATTATTAACTTGACAATCGTTCCAATCAACCAAATAGTGAAAACACTAAACACCAATATCATTGTAATACGAAAACCAATTTCTTCAATTTTATTTAGTCTATCTCTGTTCATACTATTTCCGATTTAATGTTTCTTTGATTGATTAACTCATTTATTGTTCCAAAATCTTCATCAGACAAACTATGAAACCACTCTATATCAACATCGTCAATATGGACATTTTGATTTTTATCATATCCACCATTTAGTAACATTGGATATGTGAATAGTGTTTCTGTGTCAATAACACTTCCGACTGAATGTAATTCAAGTATCATACATAATTGATTTTAAGTTTAACACGACATTTGTTTTTACTTTCTTTCTTCTTCTTATCTACCACCACACGACTACGGAAACGACCATCGTACATTCCTTGTTGTACTTGTTCCTTTCTTTTAATTGTACTTAAATAATTATTTTTCATATTTCGTTTTTTAGAAATGGAAAACTAATTGATATTTTATTTGAAAGTAAACAAAGGTGAATACCATCATCCAAAATAAAAGTAAAATTTTGTAAAATCTATTTTCGTATTTCTGTTTCATAACACAAATATAAGGTATTATTTATTATATTCCAAATTTATTTTAGATTTCACCCGTTAGATAATACTTTAAGGAGATTACAATAACAAGTGTAATAAAACAGATTATTAATGTTAATCCTTGAATCCATTGGTCAGAATTGTCTTGTTTCATTGTAGTAGTTTTTAATTGTTTAACAAATATACATCATTATACTTTATATTCCAAATTTATTTTGTTAAAACTTTGTGAAGATAACCGACAGGCGATTTCCTGATCCGGGTCGTTGGAAATTTCTTTGGCGTCTAACTTCCTGTAATACGATCAGCCACAGAAAATGACATACCGGGAGCATGGTGAACACGGAGTTCTGTGGAGAAACAAAAAACCCCAACATTTCTGTTGAGGTTTGTCTTTATGAGGGAACGAACGGACTACTCTGTGTCAATAATGACGAATTGGTCTTCTTCGGGTATAACCGATAAACTTCTTCCGTTATCCCATTTGACTTGATATTGATTTAACCCATCAACTCCGATAATTGTACCCATTGTGTTTGGTTCAATAGGTTGAGGGTCATCCATAAAAATCATCATAATTCTTTTTCCGATTAGTTCAGTTCTTAATTGTAAATTCATAGTGAGTGGGTTTAGTTAAACAAATATACAACAATAAATATTATATTTCAAATCTAAAATGTTAAAAAAAATAAAAAACCCGATGTAAAAACATCGGGTTAAAACCAACCATACTACTAATAAGGTTTGTTAATTCTTTTCATCAATCCACCCCAACTTTCTTTCCCCTTACAACCATACCCACTTGTTTTACAAGAGGACATTGTTAATGATACAAGAACGATAACTACGATAACTGAATAAATCTTTTTCATAATGTTTTTTTTAATTATTTATACAAATATACAACATATACATACTTATTCCAAATTTTTTTTGTTAAAATTTTGTGAAGGTGAATTCGGATCACCTTCCATCCTGAAATTTCTATGGCTTGTCGGTTTCTCTAATAGGATCAGCCACAAAAAATGTCCACCAGCGAATCTGGTGAACACGGAGGTCTGTGACTTGACAAAAAAAATCCCCAACTTTCGTTGAGGACTTTTCGTTCACAATTAAAACCAAACACTACTTAATTTTCAATTCGGTGTATCGGTAACCTTGACCAATCATACCCAAAGCGTCGTGATAAGCCAAAGACATTGCGTGGTGTCTTTCATCTGACGTTTTAGAATTTTTACAACCAAATTGTATCCCCCAAGTTAACATACATTCAATACCATAATCAACATCAAAGTATTGTCGTGTTTTTTCGAGTGAGGGTTTGTGTACTACTTTCTTTTTCCAACTTTCAGGTAAATGTGTCAAATACACAAAATACATCATTAAGGCGTTTTGTGTGGGCTTACCATTCTTTGACCAAAAACCTTTCGGAAACATTTTTCCATTACATTCATTTTGTTCTTTCATTTGATATAAATTTAATTTGTTAGATAATACACAAATATACAACTTATATTTTTTGATTCCAAATTTATTTTTCAAAACCATATTCATACCTGTCGTCCTGGTAAACTTTTTTTATGGCGAGTGGGTTTCTGTAATACGGATCGCCACAGAAAAAGGTGTAATCCCAGCTCGAACCGCGATTCAAGTTTTGTGTAATACCACAAATAAAAAAACCACCCCTTTCGGAGTGGTTTCGTTCACAATTAAAACTACAACTATCTTTTAGAAATTCGTTTGTCAAAGTAACATAAGACCACCGATAACACAACGGATAAAGACATCATAACCAAGAAAATGTTGTTAATGATTGTTAGGTAGTTATCTTCCAAGTTGTTGAAGTAAAACATAACAACCAACCCAACCATAATTGTCAAGTGAAAACCGAGAATAGAACTGAAAAACTTTTTCATAATTTTTGTTTTTAATTGTTTATACAAATATACAACTTATACCGAGTAAAACCAAATTTATTTTGTTAAACTTTTCTTAATGAATGACCTAACCACTATCAACCCAATCAAAGTAACAACTGACCAAACCCAAGTCCACATAACATACCAACCCGAATTTCCTTTATCCCAAAGGTGTTCATAATCGTACAACCCATCCTCATCCCAAGTAGTAGGTTCCGCCCCCAACATCATAAGTGTTAATAAACCGATAAAACAACCGAGAAGAAAACCAATGTTTTCAATTCTGTTAATTAGTTTGTTTTTGTCCATTGTAGTATGTTTTAATTGTTTAACAAATATACATCATTAAACCTTATATTCCAAATTTATTTTGTTAATCTATTGTTAAAGAGTTTCACTGGTGGAAACCTGGATCTGAACCAAAAAATTTATGTGGCGTGTAATACCACCTTTATCTGTAATACGATCCGCCACATAAATTCACCACCAGCGAATCTGGTGAACACGGAGTTCTGTGGAAAAACAAAAAACCCCCGACTTTTGTCGAGGGTTTCTGTATTACGATTTCGTGATTAGTGTTTGTAAATCGGTATTCGTTCGATTTTATCATCTATCCTTTCGGTGAGTTCGTCAAAATAGACCAAGTGTTGTTCATCTTTGACTTTACCATTGTTTGATACATAAAACACCGAGTAAGTGTCTGTAAAACCGAGTGTGATGATTACCCAACCTTTGTGGTGATGTCCTGATACTTTCAAACATAACCCCTTATTAAACATATTAAGGAGTTTAGATACACCCCAAGACCAATATGTTGTTCTGTTGTGGGTTAATACTTGTAAGGTTTCTTGTGGGTTAAATTCCCTTTCACCTTTTTCCGATACGAAGTTGTGTAGTTGTTCGTGTGTCATAGTTGGTAGTTATTAAATGTTTGAGAGAAAAATGTCCATCATAAAGAGAGTGAATGTCATCATTGTCAAACCGAATAAAACACGAAGAAAAATGTTTGAGATTTTGTCATTCCTCATATAGTGAGAGAATAACATTGTTAACCCCATTAGTCCGAGTGTAAGGAGAAGGAGTGTGAGAGTGATTTTGTCCATTGTAGTAGTTTTTAATTGTTTATCAAATATACGACATTATACCTTATATTTCCAAATTTTTATTGTTAAAATGTTGTTAACGAATTTTCCCCGTGAACCGCTGTTGCGATCAGGATAATTTTCCATGGCGAGTAGGTTAATCTGTACCTATCCGCCACAAAAAATATCTACCAGCGAATCTGGTGAACACGGAGTTCTAACAAAAAACCCCCGATACTATCGGAGGTTTAATGTTTTGAGTGGAGTGTGAAGTTACTTAATCATTGAGTGTATTTGTTTCCAATACTTTGGGAGTTTCTGACCACATTTAGTGAGGTGTTTCTCGTTTAAGTGATTACCACCCTTTATCCATTTCGCACAATAGGAGAGATACCGACTATCCGATGAATTAAAACCAACCCCATTCTCTTTGATTGTTTCGTTTGTGATTTGTTCTTCGGTAGTTTGGAGGTTATGTAAGACAACCAACGCTCTTTCTATCCATTTAGGGTTTCTTGACAAGTTCATTTTGATTTCTTCTTTTGTGTAAGACATAACTTTGAAAGTTTGTTTCGTCAAAGTTAACCAATTTATACCCTTATATCCAAATTTATTTTGTTAAAGTTTTGTGAATGTGTAATACGATGACACGACAGGTGATCCGGGATTATGGAATTTCCTTGGCGTGTAACCTCCTGTAATACCCCTATTATGTAAGACAACCGCCACAGAAATATTTTCGCATGCGGTGTCCCCAACCACATCTTCTAACTGGTTCTACAAGCCAAAGAAATTTACCACCAGCGAATCTGGTGAACACGGAGTTCTGTGGGAAATAAAAAACCCCAACATTTCTGTTGAGGTTTCGTTTCAGTTTCCAACCCGATTAACTTATCATTATCATTCGTTCAGGGTTATATCCATTTTCCACAAAGAATTTATTTCTTTCGTATTCATCTTGTCCAACTATCTTTTTCACGATTTGATGAAATTCGTAGAAGGAGATTTCATCAAACATTTCAAACACCAACTTTTGAAGTTTGGAGTAGTCAGTCAGGACATTTGATTTACACCCCATAAGGTAACGGAAGTTCATCTGTTGTTTGGTAAACGAACAAGGAGTTGTACCGATGAATTTGGAGAGTTCTTCTTCGGTTTTCAAATGAATGTACCGAGTACCGAATTTGGTAACATAAAAGTTCAGGATTAAGTCATTGTCAGTCCAATGATGAAGTCCGAGTGTGAGAGTTCTTTTTAACATAGTAGTAGAGTTTTAACTTGTGAACGATATACAAATATACACCTTATACACCCCAAAACAATCAACCCGAATGTTAATGTTATGTTAAAGAATTTTACGGGTAAACCCCGGATCACCCGGAAAACTTTTTCTCTGGCTCATAATAACTTTAACTTTTTATTAACAAATAATTTCGTACCTTTGTGGTTTTTTTCCTACACGCCACAGAAAATCCAAACCTTCACGGGTTCACCTCCAAATTTTTTTTCTTAAAATTTTGTTAACGAAAACTTTAACTTTTTATTAACAAATAATTTTGTATCTTTGTAGGTTCTCGCCACGAAAAAAGTCACCCCGAACCTTCACCCCCGAAATGTTAAAGTTTTGTTAAAGGGAAAAAAAAATTTGGAAATATACATTTTGAGGGTGTATATTTGTGAAACAATTAAAAATTAAAACTATGAACAAAGAAACAAAAACAATCGGACAAACTGAATTATTGGAAATCTTAATGAATGTTGATAAATCAACCTTTGTTAATATCGTTTCCAAAACAAAAGTTCGTATGAACAAAACAAATAACCCTTATTATGATAAGGTGTTCAAAGTGAACAAATGTAACTACCTTATTGGAAATGAGTACGAAACGAGAGTGAATACCAATGATAAAAAAGAGGGTGGAGAGGGTAATTTTGTGAGTGAGGAAAATAAGGTGGGTGTTCATATTTCAAAGTGTGTTTTGTTCAATGAGAAACACAATTCCCACTACTTACAAGTTGAAAGATTTGACGAAATCAAACCGAATGTAAGTTACATTTTTGAGGGTAACGAAGTTGAAAAGACATTGTTTGAAAGTTACCTTGTTAAAGTGAGTGAGAGTTCAAGACAACCACAAGAAAGGAGAGTGTTGGTACAATCATTTAAGTTGAGTTCTATTGAGGAAATTACTTTGGGTGGTGTTCACTACATTGTAGAAAGATAAGGTCTTAAATTGACTCTAATGAGTTCACAAAGGTATCGGAAACGATACCTTTTTTTTATACCCCCTATCCAAGATACAGACCGACCACCCCCGTCCCGATTCAAAATTTCTCTGGCGACCCCCCTATCTCCCTACATACCCCTCCCCCCTATACCACCCCCCTCCCGTATCCCCCCTTAAATAGGGGTTTTTAGGGGGGGTTAGAAAGGGGGGACAATGCCGTAACAGAAATTTTTCCGGAAAAAATCTGAAAATCGGATCAATAGGGGTAAAACTGAAAAAAAAATTTCTGGAAATTTTTCAGAATATTTATGATAATATGAAAATTTTAATTAAAGAATCGCAACTTAAAAATATTATTAAAAATACGTTATCTAATTTTAATTTAATTAATGAATATATTTCACTTAACCTATCTAAACAAATTAGATCAAAACAATTAAAATCAGATTATGAAGAAAAATTAACAGAAATATTTGGTAAAAATGTCTATCGTTTATACTATGATCTACAAACTGGTGAACAAATTACACCAACCAAACATACACCAAAATTAAAAATAGACATTAAATTAGATGATAAATTAAAAAATCAAATATCATCAAGTTTAGAAGAATTAGGTTACTCAATTGTTGATTTTAATAAAAATACCGCAAAAAATAAAAGAAACGGACAAGAAATAAAAATAACCAAAGTATTAAATGATAATGACAATACACTTTTAAAAAATTATACTGATTTTTTAGGTGCACTAACTAAAGAATATAAAGGTGAGGATAAATTATATGTTGTAATTTCAAGACACTCACATGATATTGCCGAAATGTCATCAAAACCGAAAATAACATCTTGTGAAAACTTAACACAATATACCAATATATTACAAACGGGAATACCATCAGCCGGATTTGGTGATGTCGGTGAAGGTTCTGGTCGAGTAATAATTAATACTGTCCAAAATGGACTATTAGTCTTTTATCTTATAAAAAGGGGAGACTGGAACATAAAAGACCCAATAAGTAGATTTTTAGAATCAAGTGTTTGTGAATTTGGAAATGCTTATCATTTTTATGGTGAATTTAATAATGACTTTAAAAACTTTATTAGAGAATGGATGATAGAATATAGTAAAATAACAAATAAAGAAAATATTAGATCAGATAAAAATATATTCAATAAACCATCTGATGAAATAATAGAATTAATAAAGACAAATTCAAATAATTTAGATGAAGTTAAATTCATAATAAGGGGATCAGTAATAAATAAAAGATACGATGTATTAAAAAAATTCTTATCGGTATATGACCCCGATTTTTTAACTTCAATCTTAATCAGTACATTCGGAATAAATGTGTTTAAAAAATTACCTAAAGATATCATTGACCCAATGTATGATAACATACAAAAATTAATGGAAACAGAATTATCTAAAATGGATGTTATATATGGTATAGTAACAAAACCAATAGAAAATAATGAAATCATTAAAAATATCAAAGACTTTATAAAAAGAAACAATAACTCAGTGGTTAGTATTATTATAAAAAATTATGAAAAAGAAATAAATAACTATAAACATAATCCAAGTCAAATAACCTCTTCTATAGAATTTAAATCAGGTCTTGCAAGATTATCAAATCCAACACTCTATACCAAAATAAATAACTTAAACCAAAAATTAGAAAAAATAGGTACAAAAAACATTAATGATAAACTTGATCAATTCTTAAAAATCCTAAAATTGGACTTTAATCGATAAAACTGAAAAAAAAAATTTCTGGAAATTTTTCAGAATATTTATGATAATATGAAATTATTAGAAATATTATATGAAATTGAAAAAAAAATATGGACTTTAAGTGATGTTAAAGATTACGTTTCTAAATTTTCGTCTATGGATGATTTTAGAAAAGATCCTAAATATTCAGGCATAAAAACATACATTTATAGAAACTACGATTCAAATACATGGGGTGATATTACGAAATATTTGTTAAGAATCTCCCCTAAAAAAAAAGATGACGATGTGGTAACCCAAGAATTAATTAAACAATTTCCTGAATTAGATTTTTCCAATGTAAAATATAGATTAATAAACGGTAGAAGATTTATTGATGGTATAAAATGTCATAAAACAGATGAAAATGGTGAGGAACATGGTATATCAAATAACATCAATGTAAAAGATTTAAAAATAAGGGGGAACGGTTGTAGAAAATGTGGTAAAGATAGAATTATATCTGCAGTAAAAATAAATGTGAGAGATTGGATTAATTCTTTTCCCGCGGAGAGAGGATTATCATTTAAACCTGAAAATTTTTTTTATAAGACGGATGGTTTAAAAAATAAAACTTTATTTGTTAAAGATGTTATATGTACAAAACACACAACACCTTTTGTTTTTGCTCAAGAAGGTATAAACATACATAACCTAAAAAAAGGAAAAACAGGTTGCCCTATATGTGGTAAAAAAGAAAGTAAGGGCGAATCTCAGGTGATAAGTGTATTAAACGAATTAGGTTATAAAGTAAATAAACAAAAATCTTTCGATGGTTGCTTTGGTTATGGTGGTAAAAGATATTGTGATAAACTAAAATTTGATGCTCATGTAATAAAAAATGATGGTACTGAGGTGTGTATAGAATATGACGGTATCCAACATTTTGAACCTATTGAGTATTTTGGTGGAGAAGAAGGATTTAAGTCATTACAAGAAAGAGACTTAATTAAAACAAATTATTGTAAAGATAACAACATACAATTAATAAGAATACCATACTGGGAAGAAAAAAATATTAAATCTATTTTAACATTTGAATTAGGTCATTTTATGTTGAGAGAAAATAATTACATATAATATGAGAAAACTTATAATTACCGAACAAGAAATAAACATAGTAATATGAACCTACAAGAAAACATACAAAGGATTAAAGAAATGATGGGGTTAATTTCAGAAAATGAAAGTACCACATTAGAAGAATTGAACAATACTCCCGCAGATATAAAAGTAAATAAAGGAGCAATAAGTGATGTGACAACCATATATTATTCTTTGGGTGATGCAACTGCGGAAGTTAAATATTTCGGTGAAGATGAAATAATGGGTATCGAACTTGAACTTCCATGGAAAACAAAAGAATTCTATTTAGAAAGAATAGATAGAAAAAATGATGCAATTAAAGGTATTGGATTGATATTATTAAAAAATATTTTTGAACACTCAAAAAGAAATAAAATAAACATCATTACATTAAAAAGGGACGAATTCAGTGGACCAAAACTTCATGAGTATTATAAAAAGTTAGGTTTTGTTGATGCAAATAAAGATAATCCAAATGAAATGTATTTGGATTTAAGAACTGACGAACCTTTAAAAAAAATCAATGAATTGATTAATGAGTTAATTAATAAATCTTAAATGAACCTACAAGAAAACATACAAAGAATTAAAGAAATAATGGGACTTCTTACGGAAGAAACCCAAGAAAAAGAAATCATTTTGATTGATGGAACGTCATCTGCGGGAAAATCACAAACTGCTAAAATTTTAAATGCGGTTCCATTTTTTAAATCAACAGACCCCAATCAGTGGGTTCAAATTGATAGTGATATGTTTGGATGTGATGATGATCAATGTATTCAAAACAGAATCAAATACGACCACTCTGGTGATGGACCTAATCCACAATCAGGTGAAGAATTTCATAAACAAATGGCGGAAAAAAGAAAAGGAGGGTTCGGAGAGAAAAGAGGAGACACAACAGTAGGTTTCCCTTTGCACCCACATAATAAAGATTTAATAAAAGGACTTGATTATAGAAATTGGTATATGGCTCAAGAAGTAAAATATGGTGGACATAAAAAAATTATAATAGATGATATCGGAAATGGTATTTTACAATATATACCAAACGAAAAGATTAAAAATGTTTTACTTCACGCTCCAATTTATATTTTATTAAAAAATGTTGAGACTAGAAAACTAACGGAACCAAGAGACCCAAAAGAAGTTTTGAAACAATATTTAACTAAGTATGAGGTGACAAAACAAAAACCTGATATTTCAATTGGAGACCCAACTACTGAGTTAACAAAAGATGGATTGATTGGATTATTAAAAAGTAATGGTTTAGATGATGAATTTATAAATTACTTTTTGAATGAACTCGGAGTAGTGGACAATGGTGTATATTATATTAAAGTCAAAGACGAATATATGACACCAACAACTAAATTAATAAATGTCGATTCCGAAAGAACTGTTTATTTGGATAAATTCAAAGAAATTGTGAAATAAAAATGAATCTACAAGAAAACATACAAAGGATTAAAGAAATAATCAAATTAAATTATGATTTTATAATGATATGAAAATAATAACGAAAATACTTGGTTATATTCTCAGTATTCTTTTTGTTATTCTATTATTACCATTCGGTTTGTTTTATTTATTGGTTAGTGTCTTTTGGAAAGTTTTCGGTACAACTGTCATCTCATTCATTATTCTTATGTTGATGGGTTCGACTATGGAAGAATGTTTAAAATATTCTTCATCATTGGGTTTCTTTGTCGGTGTATATCTAAAATATAGAGAGATGAGAAAAAGTTAAACCTCCGGAACCGGGAGTGTTTTTTTGTTATATTTATATAGAAAATAAAATATGAAGAAAGTTGTTAGATTAACAGAAAGTGAATTGATCGACTTGATTAAAAATGTGATCAGTGAACAAAATATGGGTAGAGACACATCAACTATAAAACCTACTATCGTACCTAAAAAAGATGATATATCTTGTTTAAAAGGATTTCAATTTGAAAAAGGACATTACTCACCTTTAAAAGGAGGTCGTAATGTTCCTGATAGTTGGTCGGGAAAATATAATGGTAAAGATGTGACGTTATATAAAACAGATGTTTATGTTAACAGTGAAGGAAAATATAATGCAAGGTTACTTCCTGCATCAATGAAATATCAATTGTGTAGATGGAAATGTGAAAACGGTAAATTGGTTTTGTATAATTTTAGTGAAATTAGAACCAATTATCCAACCTAAAAAAAAATTCAATATGGGAAAATTTATAATTACAGAAGAAGAAAAAACAAGAATAAGAGGTCTATACGAAGGAGTAACAAGGAAAGTATTAAACGAGGCTTCAGTAAATCCTGAAAATGTGGTAACAAGTATGGATTTTAATGCCTTATGGAATAATTTTCCTAATGCGGATGAGGAAGAAATTTTTCCTGGTATATTCCCAAACCAATATAAACAATCACCACAAACATTCCAAAATGCATGTGCAACCAGATTATGTTTGGCATTAATTAAAATGGGTGTAGAATGTGGTCGTGCATTTAGAAGTGAAAAAGATTGGACGTTTAAAGGTATTACGTATCCCACTAAAGGTAAAGATATTACAACAGGTGCTAAAAATAGTTTAATTTATTTAACAAGAACTTTTGGGGAACCTACAATTGATTCAATAGATAACACTCCAGAAAATATTGAAAAATATCTAAAAGGTAACAAAGGAATTTTTGTCATAACCAATAACCCCAAATGGCCGGGAATATCGGGACACGCTGATATCTTTAATGAAAAAGGGAAGTGTGGACATTGGTGTTACCATGGGGAAGGAGGTAAAATCACCGCATGGGTTTTTGGTAAATATAAAGGTCAAAACTCTTCGGGTGGCCAACAAACACAACAAACTAAACCACAACAAACTCAAACTCAACAAACTCAACCACAACAAGCACCACCTGAAATAACCGATAGGGTAAAGGCGTTAGTTTATTTAGAATATAAAGGGGTGGATCGACAAAAAATGATTAATTTAGATAATGATCTTTTAATTAATTGGGCAAACGCACATATACAAAATAAACACGTTTTCAAGAACGGAGATACATATTACAACACACAAAATGCAAGTGTTGCAAATGATCAACAGGCGGCATCACAATTAATAAACACTGTATCAAGTCAACCTATTAAAATAAATTTCTAAAAAAAATATTAACCCCTCCAATGTGAGGGGTTTTTTTTATTTCAATTATTTTGTTTATATTGTACTTTATAAAACAAATATATTATGACAGTATTATCAATTATCGGTTGGATTCTTAGTATCCCCGCAGTTTGGACCCTATCTAAAAGTGGTACAGACAAAATTATTAAATCAAATGAATCGGTTCAGAATTTTCAATTCATGAAACTCCAAAACTACAGAGTACCTATCGGTATCTTAGAATTACTCGGAGTATTGTTATTTATTTTCCCCGCAACATCCCTTTACGGTTTGTTAATCATCGTATCTGTAATGAGTGGTGCGGTGGCTTTACACCTATCACTTATGGGTGGAAAGAAAACATGGTTTCCATTATTAATCGGTGGATTATCTGTATTATCTTTCTTTATTAGATAACACATTTAATCGATTTAAATTTTAAAACCTCCCGCCGGGAGGTTTTTTTGTTATATTTATAATGATATGAACGATCAATATAAAAATAGATTTTATTATCTTTTGGAGTCCGAAAGAGGTAATGTTAAATCAATTATTGGTGAACAAAATATAATGTTAGGTGGTCCGGCAATGTTTGGCGGTAGATCACATGATCCCATAGGCGCCTTGGCCGATATAAGAGATGAATTTCCATTAATTATCGATACAATTGTACAATTTGGACTTTGGAAAATTCCTTTGGCCGGTAGTTTTCTGGCGGCAGGTTATGGATCAATGATGGCATATAGAGATTTAAAAAGAGGAAAATACACTGAAGGAATAATTGGTTTACTAACAAGTCCACTTTCATTAGGAAGAACGGTAAGAGCAATGAATTTTTTGGGTATCAAACCCAATATTGCAAATGTTTTAAGTAAAATACATAAATCAGGTATTACCGTTTTAACTTCACAAGGAAAATCGGGGTTTTTAAAATGGGCCAGTGATAATTTTGTCAATAAAGATGATCGTGAAAACTTTAATAAATTTATGACCTTTTTAACAAAGGGAGATCACTTAAAATCTTTATTGAATTTAATTAACGACGATGTTAATAAAGAAGCGTTAAATAAACAAAATAAAGTACTTGTTAAAAATGATGTTTTAGATAAACCACAAAATACCTCATCATCAACGTTTGTTAAAAAACCACAAAACATACCAAAACTGTAAAATTTTATTATTTAAATTATTTTTTGTATATTTTACAAAAAACATTTTATGGGAAAGAAAATTAATGTAAGACTAATCGAATATCAACGAACAATGGTTGTTCGTGACTCTGTAGAAATTGATACCGACAATTATCCTGAATTATCGGGTAAGGATGATGAAGAAATATCTGAATATATTAAGGAAAACATTTCAGATATGAAACCATTACCCGGATCCGAAAGTTGGGCAGATAGTTTGTATGATGAACTTATGGAAATGGATATCACCAGAGAAAAAGATTTGGGAACAGATACCGAGATCGAAGTTGAAAATTCTTAAAAAATTAATATTATTAATCGATTTTATTTTTTAAACCTCCGGAACCGGGAGGTTTTTTTTATTTCATTTTTTTAAGATATTTATATTAAAAACAAAATATTATGGGACAACGTTTTACAATTACTGAATCTGAAAGAAATGAAATCAGAAAACAGTACAATTTAGTTAAAGAAGAGGAATCCACCACAAATGCTCCGAGATACTGGGATTCATTTTTAGAATCGATTAAAGAATGGGGTGGAAAAGTTAGTGTATCACCAGATAAGTTACAAGTAACATATAACGGAGCAATGTATACAATTAACATTGTTAAAAACAATGGTAATATAGATTACACAATAACTTTCAGTCCACAACATGAACCATTAGAATTATTGAAATCAATCAATAATGCATATTTTGCATCATATAGAGTGGATCATCCATTAATAAAAAATATTTTTTCAACTAGAAAAGATGAGATACCAAATTTAAAAAATTTTAAATCATCTCTCGGTGTTATAGATTTAGGTAATATCGCTAAACCAGGAAAAAGATTTTTTGAAGAATTATTTGCAATTGATAGTAACCCAACAAATCAAACATCATTTGATAAAAAAATGAATATGAAAGATCTTGAAATGTAATTTTCATATAGTTAAAAATGAACCTACAAGAACAAACATATAGAATAAAACAGATGATGGGTCTATTGATTGAACAAGCAGAAACACCTGTATGTAGTGCGGGTGGTTGTTCGGGAAAATACGTTGGACCTGAGTTTGATAATACGGGTGATGTTGCACATAAGTATTCTAACACGATCACACAATACGTTGCAGCAAAATTAAAAGAATTATATAGATCAGGAACATATGTCAAAGTTGACTTTAAAGGTATACAAATGACAACAAAAGGAATGGGTAGTGGAAATGTTGTCTATACTGTTGTTATTCCATTTGTTGGTGTTTCTGATAAATGTGAGGCAAGAACGGGATTTGCCCATGTTGGGGGTTGGAATCATACACCTGAATTAAATGCAAGAAAAAGTGAAATATTAAATTATATTCCATCAGGAAAAAAAGAAAATGTAGTATTAAATAACGAATTGGATGTTAGTCAATTAACAAAAACACCCGAAGGATTGGAAGAATATTGGATACAATGGAAACACAGAGATTATCAAAGTGATTGTGGCGGTCAAACACAACAAGGAAACCAACAACAAAATAGTGGTGTTAATATAACAAGTACGGATTTAAGTCAATTTATTAAAGACATTCAAATAAAATCAAAAGGCAGTTCAATTGATTTAAATAATGTTCAAGTTGTTTTGGATACTAAAACAAATAACTATTCTTTAAAAATAGGCCCAGGTAAAACACAAATCAATTATTTAAGATTGGCACTAAATGTTAGAGACGATAAAACTAAAGGTGTCTTCCCATCAAGAGATAAAATATTAAATGATTTTCCTGGTGCTAAATCAATCAAAGATGGTACATTTGACGGAGGGACGAGGGATTACTCAATAATAATGATTCCTTAACAATATTTATTAAAAACAAATAAGATGAAAAAACAAAACTTAAACGAACAAGTTTCCCGTATAAAAAAAATGATGGGATTAAATGAAAATGAATCTCAGGAAGATAATGTATCTGGTGATAAAAATTTTAAAGTTGGAGACATTGTAATGAATCCCGTATCGTTATCGGAAGATCCAAGTTACTATGGTAAGATTTTGAATATTTTCCCAAATTTGGAGGCGGCAAAAGATCAACCTTCATACGATCTGACGGTTAAATATTTGGGAAATGATGATCCAAATGATACATATTATTTAATTGATTGGAAATCAGAAGGAATAGATTTATATCCGAAAGAATATATGGAAAGTGAAGTTGAGCTCGCTCCGAATCCTGAATTATATGATGAAAAAAATGAGGACGAAGACGATAATGATGAGGAAGATGGTGATGATATGTGTTCTAATTGTAATGGAACTGGCGAAGGACAGTATGATGGATCAAGATGTAGTTCTTGTGGTGGATCAGGTGTAATTGAAAGAGATTACGATGATTATGATGGACCAGATGATTATGATGATAGAGATGATTATGATGTAAGAGCTAAAGAATGGGGTGGTATGGACTTTTAATTAATTTAATATGAAAATAATCATAACTGAATCACAATATAATAATCTAATACAAAAAGACTTGGATGAGGATTATCCAACTAGTTGGAGTATTGAGGAATTTAAAAAATTAACATCGTTTTCTGCCAGAGTTAATTATTGTAATCAACATCTCCAAAGACTATCTTCGGGTAGTAGTAGAATAGTGTATAAAATCGATGACAATAAGGTCTTAAAGCTCGCCAAAAACAAGAAGGGTATTGCCCAAAATGAAACTGAGATTGATTTTGGTAATGATTCTTATGTGAATGATGTTGTTGCAAAAATATTTGATCACGATGAAAACAACCTATGGGTTGAAATGGAATTAGCCAAAAAAGTGACTCCGTCAATTTTCAAAAATATTGTGGGTGTTACATTTGAAAATTATTGTCACATAATAAAATATCGTAATAGTATTTCAGTTGATTTTGGTTTCACTGTATCAAAACCAGAGAATTATAATGACATATGGGAAAATGAATTTGTTTATAATATGATGGATTTTATGGTTAATTACGAATTACCTTGGGGTGATTTGTGTAGATTATCATCATATGGGTTAGTTGGAAATAATAGAATAGTCCTAATTGATTACGGATTGACTTCTGATGTATACGACACTTATTATAAGAGATAATATATGAAAAAAATAATAATAACAGAATCACAATTAAAAAAAGTGATTAAATCATTAACAATAAAAGAACAACCTGTACTTGGTCTTGCTGATGTTTTAGCTGACCCATCAAATACCGGATTAAATGTACCTGGCTCTGATGATGGTACAACAGGTGATATTGAATATAAAAAAGATGTTCTTAATTTGTTTACCGAATGTAGAAGAATGGGTGACAATCAACTTAACTTAAATAATAATAGAAATATTCAATTATTTAATAATCTGTATAATCAAATACAAGGTTTATCAAAACCAACAAATACCGTCAATGTACTAAAACAAATAAAAAACAAAAATGAATTTTGTGCGGTTGATAGATTATTCAGTAAACAAAAAAAACAAGATTTATTTAAAGAATTAGATAGTGAATGGGGGTTAACTTGGGGAAATATTGTTGATGGATTAAAATCATTTATAACTATAACGAGTAAATCTAGTTACAGTGATATACAAGCGTAGGGGGAGAAATCAAATAGAAAAAAACAAAGAATGAATATAATAATCACAGAATCTCAAATGAATAAACTTAAATCCGATTGGAAAGTCGTGAAAGGTAAATTATGTAAAAAATTTGAATTTGATTCTTATAAAGATGTGTTAGATTTCGTGAATAAAGTAGGTGAAATTGCGGAAGAACAAAATCATCACCCTGATATGATTGTAAAATACAATGAAGTGATTGTTACAATGTTTGATCACGATAAAAATAAAATTTCTGATAGGTGTTATAAATTTACAAATGCGGTGGACGAAATGATGATGGATTCTGAAGAAGAAATCGATGAACGTAGTAGAAGTTTTGCATTTACACGTAAAAAACGTTTATTTCCAAAAAGTGCAATGATGTCAAATCCCAATAGATTTAAAAAGTACGATAAAGAAGTTAAAGGTTTGGATTAGATAAATAATCAATTACAAAATTGATTGTTGTTGGAATGATATCTTTCATATTATTAATTTCATAATAAGAGAAGAATTTAAATTCGGTGTGTTCATCATTTAATATAATTTTATTTTCATCAAATTCGGGTGAATTATAAACATAAACATTTATTAAATTATTACCCATATCGTATTTATTCAATAATATAAAATTAGGGATACTGATACCAAGTTCTTCTCCAATTTCTCTAATTAAAGCATCCGTCGGGGTTTCATTTTTTTCGACAGAACCACCAGGTAATCCCCAAAATCCCGAATATTTGTACTCGGATGGACTTCTTTTAAGCAATAAAAATTTTTTATTTTTAACTAACAACAGTAGAGACACCATAACAATAAGTATCATTATTTTGATATATTTATTTATATGGAAAAAATTTTAAAAGAGGAAATTAATCGAATTCGTAAAATGATGTTATCTGAAGAAAACGTCAGAAAAAACGGATTAGATAAACTAAAAGATACGGTGGAGGTGTTAAAAACTAAGAAAAAGGTTTTATTATTGAGTTGTTCGAACAGATTCAATTGGGATAAAAGTAACATTGACATACCTAAATCAAAGATACTTGCAGAATATTTGGCCGATGAATTGGATAATGTAAAACTTATAGATGTTTCTGAATTAAAAATATTTCCATGTGAAGGTAATGTGTCCAGATCTGATGGTAATTCATGTGGTGTTAAAAAATCTGTTCTAAAAGATGATGAAAAAAACCCATCGGGACATCATAGATGTTGGGCGTCTATAAATAATAAATCAGATGAACTTTGGAAAATAAGTAAAGAATTATTTGAATCTGATTGTGTTATATTTTTAAGTTCGGTTAGATGGGGTTCCGCAAATATGTTTTATCAAAATTTAATTGAAAGATTAACATGGTTGGAAAATAGACACGCTAGTTTAGGTGAATCAAATTTGTTAAAAAATATTGAGGGTGGAATGATATGTGTAGGACAAAATTTTAATGGAACAAATGTAATTGATTTACAACGTAAAATTCATGAATTTTACGGTTTTAAAATAAATGATAAATTATATTGGAATTGGCAATATACAAGTAATGAGAAAGATGAAACGTTAAAATCATATGAAAAATCACACGATTCATTTATAAAAGATTTTGATTTAAATAAATAGATAAAATCATGGCAAGAGCAAAGAAAAAACAAAAACCGATGAAAAGTAGAAAATCTACTTTAAAGACATCTAAAAGAATAAAAGAAAATAATAAAGTATTAAAATCTTTATAAAAAAATAAGTTTGGCCATCATATTTTAGAGCAAAAGTTGTCATACTTTTCAAATAATAGTTTTCTATTTATTGGTATGAAAACTATTATTAAATTCTTTAATCGTTTATTATTTCAGTATGGTGAGATGGGTAAAATGATACCACCTAAACAGTGGAATAGAGGGTTATTTTAATATAATATTTGATTGTTCCTTTTTAAGATTGAATAACCCAATTTAATTCGTGGTTCTACTTGTGGGATTGCAAATTCCACGATATTTCTTATTTCATAAATAAGTTTGTCGTCTTCACCCACCAGTTTCACATTTTCAAAAAAGACATATCTATTTTTGTCAAAATCTTTTTTGATCATGTTAAAAGACGCATCAAAATTTAATAGTTCATCTATTAATTTTTCTAAATGTAAAAGGTGTGGAGATAACATTTTATTATGGAAATCGTGGTCGACTTTTTGTAGATAAGAATATAGAACATATTCCTTATGTTCAAAATCTATTGGAGATTCAATATACCATGTCAAGGGTAATAAATTTTCCATAAACCCCTTTTTATATAAATATTTTATAGTTGGGTTAATGTTTCTTATATTTATATATTATGAAAATTGTTATAACTGAATCACAATTAAATAAAATAATGTATTCAGATTTATTGGTTGAAGAAAGAATAAAATTCAATATATCAATACCTGAAGACATTATTAAAATTAAAGATATTTTCAAAAAAAATAACTATAAATTATTTGTTGTTGGTGGTGCGGTTAGAGATGCGGTATTGGGTAAAACACCAAAAGATTATGATTTGACCACGGATGCAACACCCGATGAGGTTGAAACAATATTAAATAATTCAGGTTACAAAACATTACCGACGGGAAAGGCGTTCGGTGTTATAAATGTTTTTACAGATAACGATGAATATGAAATAGCAACATTTAGATCTGAATCTTATTCAGAGTCAGATAAAAGAAGACCAGATAAAGTTGAATTTACAGATATTGAAACAGATGCGAAAAGAAGGGATTTCACAATAAATGCTCTTTATTATGATATTGACACAGGTGAAGTTGTTGATTTAGTTGGCGGTGTTGAGGATTTAAAAAACGATATTGTTAGAACTGTTGGTAACCCTGACGATAGATTTAATGAAGATAGATTAAGAATACTTAGAGCAATTAGATTTGCTGGTAGGTTCGGTTCAGATTTAGATAATAATGTTGATCAATCATTACAGAGAAATTCAAGTATAGATGGTATATCGGGAGAAAGGATTAGAGATGAATTTATAAAGGGAATTATATCATCTAAATCAACAATACATTTTTTACAATTGATTGATAAGTATAATTTATTTGATTCAATATTCAGAGGTTTATCTGTGTCAAAAGATTTTATAGAAATTAAAGATCCGATTTTAGTTATATCAAGATTATTAAAAAACAATGATCTATCTACAATCGGAAAAAAATTGAATAATCTAAAATATAGTGTTGATGAGATAAAGGACATTACTTTCTTAATTAATTTAAAAAATATGTCATTAGATAATGTAATTCAATTAAAAAGAATACAAAAAAACACAAATTTATCTGACGATCAAATAATGACTTTTGGTAATTTAGAGGGTATTGATAAAAAGTTATTAAATGCCTTTGTTAATTTTAATTTAACCGTTAGTGGAGATGATGTTATGAAAAAAATGAATTTAAAACCGGGTAAAGAAGTGGGTGATATGATAAATAAAATTGAATTAGATAATTTCAAAAAAATAATATAATTATTGGTATGAAAATTATAATAACAGAATCACAGTTTGAAGAAATAAAAAGTGATGTTGATGCAAAAAAATTGATTTATTCGTTACCTGACGACATAAAAAATCGTTTTTTTGGTCTGTGGAAAGTACCACAAAGACCTGATTATCATCCCGAAGGCAATACGTTAAAACATGTTATAATGGTAGTTAAAAGAGCAATTAAGAATTACCCAAATAACATGAACATAATTTTAGCCGCATTGTTTCATGACATTGGTAAGGATGAAACTCATTCTATAAACCCTAAAACCGGTTTTCCAACTGCATATGGTCATGAAGATGTGTCTGCTGAATTAGTAAAAAAATATTCTGATTGGATTGTTGAAAAAGGTGGAGATCCAGAAATTATTTATTACATTGTTAAAAACCATATGAATGCACATAGATTGGATCAAATGAAACTATCAAAACAAGAAAAAATAAAATCAGACCCAAACTTTGGGGATTTAGAAAATTTTGAAAAATTAGATAAAGGTGGTTTAGATTTATAATAATATTTATATATATTATGAAGATTTTAATTACAGAACGCCAACTAAAATTAATTTTAGAAACTGACGATGTTGAAGATAAAAGTATAGAAGATATACAAAAAGAATTAGTTTATGTCCATAAAAAAGATATCGGTAAATATGGACCTAAAAAAGATGGTGTTGATGGTATTATGGGACCAATGACCAGAAAGGCCTATGAAGAGGTTTATGGTAAAGAATACGTTGGACCTACGTTCTCGACAGATTCGGAAGATATAAACGATAAAAGTATAAAAAATTTCCATAAAATACCTTTAGGTGATAACAATTATCGTTCCGCAGAACCTACGGCAGATGCACTAAAAGGTGTTATATTAAAATATGGAATAAAAAATGTAGTAAGATTTAATGGTGATGGTGGAGATAGTTCTGGATTATCCATAAAAGAAGAAAAAAGAGTTTGTGAAGAAAATGGGTGTAAATTTTATAAATTATCATCCACAAAAGATCAAGATAAAGTAAATGAATTGTTGGATAAAGGAAATACATTAATTCATTGTCATCATGGTGCTGATAGAACTGGTGGTAATGTTGGTGGTTGGTTATATAAAAAGGGATGGGGTGACACAAAAAAAATATGGGACTACACTACTCAATATAATGGTTGGAAGAGAATGATAAAAAATTCACCAAATAATTTTGTGAATGGTGGTTATTTAAAACAAGCACAAAAATTTGGTGTTATTGATTTAGGACATGCAAAATCTTTGATGTAAGTTAAAAATATAATAGAGATATTTATATAAAAAGAAATATAATGGGAAAACGTTTTACAATTACAGAATCCGAAAAAAATGAAATAAGAAAAAAATATAATTTGATTAATGAAGGTGAAGGGTTTTTCGGTCGTTTTGGTAGATTTTTTAATAAACCTACAGCTCAGGATGCGGCTAAAGATGCATTAAGATCACAAGGTTATAGTCATATGGGTAAAGACAATTCTAACGACAACGAAGACACTTATTATACCGTTTTTAATGGTCAAAAATTTTATCCCGATCAAATAGAATTTGCCGATAATCAAGATATGGGTGAGATTCCTCGTGTTGAAGGTGATAAATTAATAATCGCAAATCCAATGTGGAGAGAATAATATGAAATTTTTAGAGATATTAGAAGAATCCAAAGAAGAACAGTTTGAGGAATTTTCTGGCAAAAGATTAAAAGGTGCTACAAAGATTGCGAATACCGCAAAAGAAAAGGGTGGTTCTTCTATGTTAACTTATCATCATTTTGTGGTTAAATTACCTTATTATAAGAAAGCATCTGAAGGTAAATTTGATGTTGAAAAATCCAAAAAAGAATATAAAGAACTATTGGATAAATTATGTAAAACAGATGATCCGAGTTTGGGTCAAGTTGAATTTCAAAAATTAGTTGGTAAAATAGAAGTGTTGGGTGAGTTACTCATAAAACACAGGTAAGATACACCGAGTTTAGATACTCGGATTAGGACCGGGATGGTTATATTCCGCGACAAGGACAAGAATTCGCTACTCTTGTCCTATTTTGTTTTTGTTCTATTTTTTTATATATTTATTATTATGTTCTTTAAACCAAAATTTAAAAAAATAGATAAAATTTCATACAAAGGATATGAAATTCCAATATATTCAAACGGTGATGAAAAATACGTGGGATACCCACAAAAAGAAGGTGTTGATGTTGAAGAAAATAAAATTTATAGGATAGAGGATATTGGTGAATTAAAAACTGGTATTTTTTTAATTAACAAATATGGTGATGACGTGGATACTACTGAGTTTTTTCCAAAATCAATAGGTACAATTAAAATAAAAAATTCAAAAAAAATGAACGAGCTAAGATTAGAAAATATAATAAAAAAATACCTTAAAGAAGAAATTGAGAAGATAAATGAGAAAGATGATTGGAGAATAAAATCAAGATCTCAAAAACTTAGTTCGGGAAAATTTAAAAATATACCCACAGATTTTGATGGTATTGTACAAAAAGTAGTACAAGAACTTGAGGGTGGATATTATCATCCTAACATGTTAAAAGATGGTAGAGTAAAAGACCAAAGATATGCAGGTTCGGGTGAAACCATGTTTGGTATAGATAGAAAAACGGGAGGTAGTATCAATACAACGTCTGCCGGTAAACAGTTTTGGTCAATAATTGATGGTCAGAACGCAAAAAATAAATGGAAATGGAATTATTTCGGTGGACCGTTACAATCTCAATTAATGTCTTTAATACCTAAAATGATGAAACCATTGTATGACCAATACTGTAAATCATATTTATCACCAAAAGCAATTCAGATAGTTAATTCAACACCACCGTTAATGTTCCATTTTGTTTATGGTGTTTGGAATGGACCGGGTTGGTTTCAAAAATTTGCAAAAAAAATAAATTTACAAGTTGCAAATGGTAATTTAGATCCTGTTTATTTAACTAAATCCGCAGTAAGTCACAGAATAAATAGTGGTAATAGTTTGATCGCACAGGGAGGTAGAAAAATAAGTAACATGGTTGCTTAATATATTTTAAATAAAAAAATAATTTATTATGTTACTTTTAATTTGTGTTCCATCAATTTATCTATTAAAGATATTTCTAACACAGAGATATGAAAATAGAAAAAATTTTTAAATCCCCAATTTGGGGATTTTTTATGTTATAATAGTTTATTTAGTCCTTAAAAATATTTATATTTAAACTAGTATGTCAAATATTTCGGGATTACTGATTAAAGAATCATATAACTATGTTTTACAGTCAGATATTACAAGTGGTATTGTTTATAGAATAGGTGGTGATATCCCCGTCAATCCGATATTTTCGTCGGGTATGACAATAATGGGCACATTGAAATACCAAGATGGTTCCGAATCATACGGTTATGTTTTAACATCGGATTCAAGTGGTAATGCAACTTGGAAACCAATTTCAGGTGGTACTGGTGGTACAACAGTAACAGGTGGGACATTTGATTCAAGTACAAAAGTATTAACTCTTTATAATTCAGATAATAGTAATGTAATCGTTACAGGGTTCACTGATACATTTATTAGTGGTGGGACAGTATCGGGAACTTCAATTGTTTTTAGTTATAATGATGGTAATAGTTTTACTCTAACCAATATTACACCATATTCACTATTTGAGTCGTTTACATCTTCAACTCAAAACAATCTTTCACAAAAAGTAAATAAAGGTGGTGACACAATGACGGGACAATTAAATGTCCCATCACTATCGTCATCAGGTAGTGTAACGGCTTTCACTTATTTTGGTGATGGTAGTAATTTAACGGGTATTCCTAAAGCGGGTGGTGGTTCAGGTGGTCAAATATATTATCTGAATATATCTAATACCCAAGATGGGTATTATGAATTTTCTCCAACACCAACATCCGGGATAGAACAAATAATATCAGCAACAACAGGGTCAACACAAACGGTATATATTGGTGGGTTTTTAACTCCTTCTAATATACCTAATTTAACACAACTTCCGATAGGGATTGTTGGTTTTTATCTTCATGCAAAAACAGGTTCTGTAAGTGCCGCTTTTAACATTTATGTTGAATTATATAAAAGATCTTCGGGTGGAACAGAAACTTTATTATTAACAACGGAGACTGTTCCTGTTGTGTCTACAACAACTCAGATGTATATTTCTGATGCTTATTTTTCGGGTGCTACGTTGGATCTTACCGATAGGTTATTAGTTAAGATATATGGACAAAATACTTCTAATTCAACTGAAACAATTTATTTGTATAGTGAGGGTAGTAATGAATATAGTTTTGGTATAACAACAATACCATCATTCATTGATACATATGTTACTGGTTTAACATATTCAAATAATGTTTTGACATTAAATCAGAATGAAGGAAAATTACCTTTAACTGCAAATATCGTATCATACAAATTCTATTATCAAAACACGGCACCAACAGGTACAGGGACTGCATCAATTGACGAAGGTTCAGTTTGGCAACATTCTGAAACAGGTGTGGAGTATAAATATAATTATGATGGTAACAGCTATCAATGGATACAACAAACATTACCTGTTGGTCCTCAAGGTCCTCAAGGTGTTAATGGAACAAATAACATTGATTCAGGGACAACAACAACTTTTACAGGTGTATTAATTGGTGATGGTGTGGTTGTATCTGCGGCGAGTATAACTAATGTGATTGGTTATATACCTGAAAATGTTGCAAACAAAGAAACTGTTGCGTTGGACAGTTCAAATACAAAATATCCAACAAATAATGTTGTTAATAACGCTTTACAATCTTTTAGTGATGAAGTAGATTATGCAACAATGATAAATCAAAGAATATTATTTAATTATTAAACTATGGCTTTAAGAAACGACGCAATTGTAAGGGTTGCAAATGAATTAAATAGTGGTATTGCGGTATTAAACGGAACCACAATTGGAACATTAGGTAGCAATACAAATGGTGTTACCATTGAAACTGCTGGAACATATGGGACAAGAATAATTTCGTTGATCGCTTCAACAGATGATGCATCATTATCACCTAACGTATTCCTTTATATTTTAAGAGGTGGTTCAACAGTTGTTCCAATTGGATTAGTTAACGTTCCAATATCCGCAGGTAATACGAATGCTGCTAGGTTTGTAACGGACTTTTTGAATGGAACAAATATTCCTGGTCTCCCAATAGATAATACAGGGAGACAATATATTCCATTGGTGGCTGGTGATGTTTTAAGAGCGACAACATTAGCTAACTTGACGGCAGGTAGGTCCTGTTGGATAACATCATTTGCGCAAGATTTTGTCGCACCTTAAAATTAATAATTTATGAATGGACTTGCAAATGGAATGTATGGTGGTGATTTGGCAAATAATATCAATACTCCGTGGATTGATTTCTCGGAGCAGTCTACTATTGTGGGATGGGGTAGTTATACAAGAAAAATAATAAAATATAAAGTGGTAGGTAATATGGTTTATGTTTTTGTGAGTATTGCTGGAACATCAAACTCTACATCATTGAATTTTTCATTACCATTTATAATTAAAGGGTTATTGGGAATTCCATATTCATATTTAGCAGACAATGGTTCATTTCAATTAGGTTTCATTGCACAAACTACAAGTCCTACAAATATATTAAATGCATATAGATTTACAGCATTTAACAATGCAACTACAACATTTACTGCATCTGGAATAAAAGAAATATCTTGTCAATTCTTCTACGAAATATAAATATAAAAACTATGACATACAATTTTAATTTTAACATTGAAAAAGATGGTTCACCTTATGGAACCACAGACACAGCGGCAACATATATTGCACAAGAATTAGACAGAAGAATAACTTCTGATAAACCTCTATTGGAGTATAGAATCTCAACAGAATTGAAATCAACATCAGAAGTTGTTTTAACAGAATCAGAAAAAAATCATCTATTATCTGTTCTAACATCACTTCCGATTGATAATTATTTCAAAGGACAATTAACACATCCTTTGGTAACAGATGTTGTTGATGGAGTTCCTGTTAAGGTAACAAGATGGCAGTTAAGAGCGGAACTTGCAATTCAAGGATTGGAAAGTGATGTTACAAATGCAATTAATGCTCTTCCATCAGGAACACAACCTGAACAAGAACTTAAAATAAAAGCTCAATATGCTTGGGATTACTCAAACTATATTGAAAGAGATAGTCCAACCGTTAGTATGATACAAATGGTTTTAGGATTAACAGACCAACAAGTGGATGATATATTCATAAGTGCATATCAAATTGAAATCTAATGGCATTAAACTTTCCAACAGGAGCAACACCTAATCAAATATATACTTCAGGAGGAATCTCTTGGAAGTATAACGGTTATGCTTGGGATGCATATAATGAATATAATTTGATAAGAAGATTTGCGTTATCAGGATCAAATCTTTATTGCGGAGTTGCACCTGTTACAACAACAGGTGTTGCAACAACAGAGTCCGATTTGGTTTGGACGATAACAAGATTAACAACATCAAGTGATGGAAGTGTTAGTGCTACGGCAACAGCACAACCTGTTGGTGGGGTTAATTGGGTAGGGTATTTAACACATAGTTATAGTTAGATATGGCAACACGTTGGGCAGTAACAGGTGGAACATGGTCTTCAACATCAACATGGAATAATGGTGCAACATTGGGTATTCCCACATCATCTGATGATGTATTCTCCAATGGTTTCACTGTTACTATGAATGTTAATTCTACGGTGAACAGTTTAAACAATAGTGCAAGAGCAAGAGATATTGCTACACCGCAGATGACGGCCAACAATGCTCCAAGTCCTTATGTTGCTGCTGCTAGCACTGTTTTTGCCGCTGGCCAAGAAGCATATAGAGCTTTTGATAGAAACTATTCAACATCAACCTATTGGACTAGTAACGGTCTTCCTTCTTGGTTATCATTTGATTTTGGTAGTTCTATTATTATAGATGGTTATACCATTTACGGAAGTAATAGTGTTAATGATAATCCTCGTAACTGGACATTTGAAGGAAGTAATAATAATACTAGTTGGAATATATTACATACAGTTACAAGTGCAACCGCAATACCTGCTGGTGGAACATATTCAATATTCTCCATAGGTAATCCAACAGCATATAGATATTACAGAGTTAATGTAAGTAATAATGGTGCTAGTTCAAATACAAGAATAACAGAACTCGAACTCTACCAACCAGGAACAGCTGCATTGGCTGCGGGTGGGTCTTTCAACTTCAACACAGCAGGTGTATCTGTAACTTGTACATCCACTTCATCATCTCTATCAATAGGTGCGACAAATTTAATAACAATTACCGCTACAGGAGGGACAGTAACACTTAATTTAGCAAGCACTGTGACTGCATTAGCAACAGTCGGAACACAGATGTTCAATCACACAGGAAATTGTGATTTAATATTGAATGGTATTAGATTCAATGGAGGTAATGCAAGTGGTACTGCGTTTTGTATAAATAAAACTTCAACAGGTACTATAACGATAATAGGTGATATGTTCGGCGGTGGAAATGGGGGGACAGCTTATGCTCTCAACTCTATTGCTGGAAATACGGTAGTTGTGGGTAATGTTAATGGTAATAGTACATTAGCATCAATAAATCAAACTGCCGGTAATATAACTATTACAGGTAATGTACAGGGTAATACTTCTGGTACTAGGGGTGTTATACTAAATAACGTATCTTCAATTCTGATAATCAACGGTAACCTATTTGGTGGTTTTAATGTTAATGCTGAAGCGGTATTTATCACATCCGCGGCATCTGTTCTAATTAACGGTGATGTATATGCTGCGGCGTCTAATGGATTAATAACAACCGCACCAACAACAATAAATGGTAACATTTATGGCGCCGCTGCTGTCGGAGTATCAACAACTGCACCACTTATAATAAATGGTAGTGTTTTTGCAAGAGCGACTGCGGGTATTTCAACAACATCCGCAATTGCTATAACTGTAAGTGGTGATGTTTACGCCTCATCAACATCTGTTGGTATCTCATCAACAAATACAAATAGTAATGTCAACCTAACAGGTAATATGTATAACACATTGGGAAGAATGGCTATATGGTGTCCTAACGTATTTATCAGCAATAGTGCAACAACACTTTGGAGAATGGATATAGGTGGAGGATTAACAAGAACATTATATTCCGCAGATAGTTTTCCAAATTTACCTCCAACAAGTGATGTTAGAAATTTGATTCAATATGGACCTGCAAGTGGTTTAACAGGAACAATGATTGTTGCATCTCCATCAGATATAAGAGTTAATGTTCTAACTGATAATACAGTTGGAACTGCGAATATAACGGCACAAGACATATTAAACTTTATAAACACAAGTTCAGACCCACTAGCTGTCAGGATGAGAACAATGCTAACAGATAATTCGGCTGGACAACTAATATCAGAATATAATTTTGTATAATGGCAATAAGATGGGCAATAACAGGCGGTAGTTGGTCAAACATAACAACTTGGAATGATGGAACAACATTGGGAATACCAACAGTTGGTGACGATGTATATACCAATGGGTTTACGGTATTAGTTGACACAGGGTTTACAGTGAACAGTTTGAACAATAGTGCTAAATCTCTTGGTAGTAAAGCAACTCCCAACATGACATCAAATGGGTCACCATCAGGTTTTGTGATAAGTAATAATAGCTCATCAATTAGTTATTTGGCATTTAATGGTAATGCTTTATCAGAAAATCAGGGATGGCAAGCGGGTGCCACCACAGGATGGATTGGTTATATACCCGCAACACCATTCATTGCAACAAGATATGTATTATCCCAATGGTGGATATCAACATACGGTGGAGGAAACGTAAATGCACCAACAAGTTGGAATTTTGAAGGTAGTAATGATGGTGTAAGTTGGACTATTTTACACAGTGTATCGGGATTTGCATTAACCGATTCTGTTGTTTATACCAGTCCATTATTTTCAAATACAATTGCATATTCAAGATACAGGGTAAATTTATTGACAATAAATGGTGGAACTAACACTACAGTGGGTGAGGTACAGATTTTTGCGGGTAACAATAGTATTACAACAACTGCAGGAGGAAACTTTAACTTTAACACATCAAATATAACCGCAAATCTATCAGGTGCGTTAAACCTATCAAGTTTGGTTGTCAATTCAACAAGTGGTGGAACAATTACAATAAATGCACCTGCCGCAAGGATACCTTTAACTCTTAATGGATTACAACATAGTGGAACAGCTAATTTAATAGTTAATACACTTGGTAATGTAACATTAGGTCTTATTGGTGGAGCACAAATAACCCATTCATCGACAGGAAATTTAACATTATTTGGTGACTATTTTCAACATACAACAACTAGTGCTGGTGCATCAAACCAAACAATAGCTTCAACAGGAACAGGTAATATTATAGTTAATGGAAGTTTAATTGGTCAACCATCAGGTAGAGGAGGTGAAACATTATTATCAAAATCAACAATAGGGACAATTACAATAACAGGTAATGTTTCTTGTGTTGGTAATATAACAATAGCGGCTGGAAGTATAACACAATTAACAATTGGTGGAAATGTAACAAATGTTAGTGGTAGTGCAAACGCCCAAATACAACTTGGTTCGCCAACCGTGACAATAAGTGGAAACGTTTCTAATGGTGGAACAAACCTTTTTCAATCAGGTGGTGTAATAAATGTTGGTGGAAATGTAACAAATTCAAGTACCACAAACTCAACAATATCAACAAACTTCACAACAATAAACGTAAGTGGTAATGTTTCAACCTCAAATGTTGGGGCGGCTGTTGCATCTGCGATATCAAGTAGTATAAATATATTAGGCAATGCAAGTGCCTCAACAAGTGCTGTTGCGGTATCTGTTACAAACTCAACCGCACAAGTATATTTGAGAGGTGATATGTTCAATATTAATGGTAAAATGGCAATCTACGCACCAATCATATGGTTAGACCAAACAGGAACAACCCAAGCAAGGTTTTTCACATCAGGTGGTGCAGACAGAACACTTTATTCAGACAACACATTCCCAAATCAACCACCACTATCAGATGTTAGATATCTAACCCAATTCGGACCATCAAGTGGACTTACGGGAACATTAAGAATGACATCACCAACTGACGTTAGAAGCGGAGTTGCAACAGATAATACAGTTGGAACCGCATTATTTGATACGTCACAATTATTAGCGGAACTTAGTGCAAGTTCAGATCCGATAGCTCAAAGATTGAGAATAGCCGCTACACCTGAGATACTTGGTCAATTACTAGCAGCATATAAAAGATAACCTATGGCACAACAATGTTTAACATGGAACGACGCAACTTTAACATGGTTAGATGCCAATATAACTTGGGTAGAGGCTTGTGTCATATCAAAAATTGTAAATTTTTCAGGTCCACTTAACAGAAATAAGAAATTATCGAAATTTGTTAAAAATCTACCAGAAGAAGATAAAAAAGTATTAATAGGACTGATAACAAGAATAAAAACGGAACAAAATAAAGAATTGGTCATCACTAGTAATAAATCAAAAAATACCGATGTTGATGTAACAATTAAGGATATGAAACTATTTATAAAAGAAATAAGACAAATAAACGTAAAAGTTATAGTTTAATATGGGTTACAAATTATATACCGACAAGACCAATAAATTTCAATGTACTGTACAGGTTGAAGGTACTTCTTTAAGTAATTCTCAAGCTAGAGTTATTTTGGAAACAAAGAACGAAATGTCATATCTTTTTAGAGGTAAATTATTTGATAATGGTGTGTGTGAATTTAATTTACCAAAATTAAAAAATATCCTTAGTGAAGGTGAGGTTGGTACAATAAAATTGGAGATCATAGCCGATGATGTACATTTTGAACCTTGGAGTTCAGAATTTGATGTTGTTTCAGATAAGAAGGTTAGTGTAACAGTTCAAGAACAAGTTGAAGATAAAAAACCTAAAATTGTGGTTAATGAAATTACTTTAACTCCAACAACCACAAAAAATCAAATTGTTGAAAAGAAAATCGTAGAGAAAAAGGTAGTAGATAATAAAGTTACAGAAAAACCAAAAGAAACAAACAAAGTCGGGATGTCGAAAAGTGAATTTATTAAGATGTATTTTAATAGATAATTTATTCTACTTTATTCCAAACAGTTTCTTCTTCCCCCACCTCTTCATTATTATTAGGTTGTATTATACCATCTATTGTATTTTCATTTTCTATAAATCCATCCACAACTTCTTTTACTGCACCAAATTTAGTTAATTTTGATATAACATCATACTTCAATATTTTTTCAGAAGACATAAACTTGAATGCAATCCAAATTGTTATTGTACATAAAGAAACATAAAAAATCCAAAATTGAACATTAAACGGTCTTAGTAATCCTGAGATACCATATGCAATAAACATAATTAAACATATCAACCCAATAAACCTTTTGGTTGATATTTTATTACTATCTGAAAGTAGAATCGTAAAAAACTTCCTCATATTTATAAATATAACTTCATTTTTTTTATTTTGATATTATATTTATCTATATGAAAATTATTATAACAGAAAATCAATTAAAAAGAATAATTCTAGAACAGGACCCCGTAGTAGAAAGGGGTCAAGCGTTAGAAATTAAATTACCACCAAATAGTTTTCCAAGTGGTCAATATAGACCAATAAATACACAAGCTATAGATGGTGCACTAGCTCAAATTAATGGGTATATTTCAAAATACCCAAAAAATACGGCAATAAATGTAACCATAGAATCTTCGGAGTCTAAAGTACCAAATAGTGGTGTTGGTTTGAAACCCGGAGATCTTTCAAGATTAAGGGCTGAAGAGGTTAAAAATTATTTAGATAAGAAATTACCACAAAATGTAAATTTAATAATAGATAATAAAGGTGCTCAAGGACCTGATTGGGATACTAAAAAAGGTTCAAAACACCCCGATTATACAGCTTGGCAATATGTAAAGTTGTTTGCATCTGTTTCGGGTGAAAAAGAAACACCAGTTAATACCGGCACCACTACAAACAATATTTGTGATTTTAAAGAAACAATGAATGGTGGTGTTGCGTACCCAAATAACAATTTCTTAGGATATAGTAAATCTATTGATATATCAAAAATGCCGGTCGGGTCTAAATTTAAAATTGTTATGTATCCACGTATGGTTCCTGATATGTTAGTTGTAAGATCGGGTAATAAAATTATAAATACGGGATTTGTTGGTGACGAACCAAAAACTTACTGGAATATTATGTTGGGAA